CCCTGTGGTAACTGACCCTGTGGTAACTGACCCTGTGGTAACTGACCCTGTGGTAACTGACCCTGTGGTAACTGACCCTGTGGTAACTGACCCTGTGGTAACTGACCCTGTGGTAACTGACCCTGTGGTAACTGACCCTGTGCCGGTGGCCGCCAGCACTCCAGCACGTTTAATCAATACCGGTGCGGGTTGGTACAATGTGGAAGTGGAAGGGCTAGGCGTGGTAAACCCAGCGAAGCTGAAAGGGCGTGAAGCTGCTACAGAATGGGCCGCTGAAAATAATTACTCAATTGCATCTACTGCGGCTCAAAACTCCGTCAGTGCGTAGAATGCGGTGACTGGTTTCTAGCGCGTAAAATAACGCATATTTACTGCAGGGACCGTTGTAGAACTCGGCGATGTAGGCTACTATCTAAACTCAACCAACAAGAGGATAAAACCATGTCAGACTCAGATAACCCGAAAGATAAAGACAAGCAAACAAACCCGCCGCCAACCAATCCATGATCGACGAGTTTAAGGCCGCTGTTTTTATAGCGGCTTTTTTAATTAACCGCCAAGCTGTTTGGATATTAATAATCCACGCTGCGACTGAATACGCCCAACTATCACCGCTTAATGGGTTTGACACCGCATTAGCTAAAGCAGTTATTTTTAGTCTATCGGCTGCTTATATCACGCTTAAATCAGAAATTCGTCAGGTTTTAGTATGGTTATCTTGGGTAAGCTGGTGGTGCGCTGTGGATATTCTGATAGCGCCGGGCACAGTGACACTGTTTTCCAGTAATTATAGTACACTTATCAATATTTTAGACTTCATCATCATTTATCATTTATTCACCACTGGAGGGCTGAATGTCGTTGGATCATATAGTCGCTCTGGTCATCATCCTGCTTTTAATTTATACTTGCCGAAAGCGCGTTAAACGTATTACCGAGCGGGACCGTATAGATGAACTTGAACATAAGCGAAAAATTGCTAAGCATTCAGGACACACTGATAAATAAAGCCTATTTAATCGGCGCGTGGATGGTTAGCGGCTCGCTGGCTGTACCTAGCTGGGTGGGGGCTGATGGTCGAGACTTCTCTGAACGCGCTCATTATTACTTTTCAAATCTTACCGTCATGGAGCTGCTCGGCTTTGTGGCCATGATACTACTAATCATTGAGCGCTGCTTTGTCGTATGGGCCCGCTTTAGAGAATGGCGGCGTAACCGATCAGATGATACGCCCTGGGGCTTGATAGCCACAATGCTAGTCGTCGTAGCAGCGATATGGGTGGTGGCGTATAATGGCTAGTTATTCAAAGTGGCTTTTATTTCTTAAAAAAATTACAGTCGGGCTCCGAGCGCTGACCGTACAGTTCTACACTGAAGCAAACGTAAAAAACGGCGTTCAGTATGAGGCGAGTTTTGACTCTGTGGCCGTACCGGCGTTAACGGGTCAAGTCAATGCGGTTATGACCACCGGCGCTAAACCTGTTATTATTAAAGCCCGTATTATTGATTTTACTGGTAAGAAAATTCGCGCCAGTGTATTTCGCGGACCGACCCATACGGGCGGTACACCACTGACAATCTACAATCTGAATGATATAGGTCCGGTAGCGACCACAGTGTCAGTAATTGGCGGGGCTACAATATCTGCTACTGGTACTCAGTTCGGTGCGCCTAACACAGTGTACGGCTCTGATTTAACGGGCAATAGCGTGCAAGGTACATTCGCCGTTACAGGACAGGAACGCATATTACGGCCTAATACCACATATTTGCTAAGAATTGAAAACCTTGGTGATACTACCAGTAATATATCAGGCTATTTAACATGGTATGAAGGTAGCACCGATTTACCTAAAGCCGAGGGCGTTATATGAGCTTCACAGTAGATGCAGTACGCCGACTGGTAAACGTGCCAGACATTACGGACGAGTTTATACTCGGGTATGCTGATGACGGCTATACCGAAGCCATTGACGTGGCTATCGCTCTATGCGACTACATGGCATCACTCACTGGCGCCAACTCAAAGCTGATTAAAGTCGGCCCTATCACTATCGATAAAGAAGCCGTTAGCCAAAACTGGCAGTCGATTAAAGATAACCTCATTAAACGTAAATTCACTGGCGCTGGTGTACCATGTGGTATCGGCTTAGCTGGGTTAACCACATTTGCAGGTGCTGTAGTGACTGGCAGCGGCTGTCCTGAGAACGTATGGATCGGCCAGTTTGATAACCCGCCACAAACTGCAGGGTGCGACTGTGAGTAACATACCCGATGTCGTTGCTGGTGTGACTGAAGCGCTTGCCGAGACTGGCGAGCCGTTAACGTTGCGAAAGTTTACCACGGCGGACAACCCCGCAGACCCAACAGGGCCGCCAGTGACTACACCTGTCGACTACGCTTGTATCGGTTATGTCGGACCTGTACGTCAGTTTAACACTGCATCGCGCGTTGTGGAGATTACCACAGACGCCTATATCGACCCGCTCAGTATTACGGGTAACACGCTATCAGCTCTGACCGTTATATCAGATCTTGGTGACGTGTTAATTGACGGTAGCGGTAAGGAATGGGTATTAACCCGCGAGCAGCACCCACGGCTTGAGGGTCGTATCGCTTTATTCTGGCACTCGGGGCTTGCATGACTTCGGTACGTATGCTGGCGCTTCAAGCTCAGCTGGCAGAAGCTTGCGAGGATGAGATCCGCCGCGTTACTTTAAATATCCGCAATATACTGGTCGACGAGCCGCCAGACGGTACGCCGATAGACACAGGCTTTGCAAGTAATAACTGGTGGTTTAATGTCGGTGGCCCTGCTGATAGCCCCATAACTCCAACACCAGGCGGCGCGGCGCGTATAGCTTCGGATACTGTGACTATTACCACAGCGCGCATAAACGGCCAGCCGCTTCACATCACTAATAACGCATCCTATATAGGGCTGCTGAACGACGGAACCAGCACGCAGAGCCCCGCAGGATTCGTTGAGCGTGCTGTTATTAGGGAGCAGTTCGCCTCACGGCTTAGGGTGTTGGGTTAGTAATCGAAGCTATAATACTCAGCGACGTTCTCAGCAGTTTCAGGTACAGTATAAGTTGGTCGACTGTAGTTATGGCCCTGCTTTAAACCAGTCAAATCCACATCGGCAACTTTTTCGTTAAACACTTTAAGTAATGCAAGTTCTCGTTCTAAATGACGAACTTGACGCCGCTTTAAGAACTTTAATCGGTCAAACGCCTGCTGTTGCGTCGGCTGGGCGATACGACTACCGGATTTGTGGATACGGTATATTTTATAGCCTAACCGCTTGCAGGTTTGTAGTAAAGTTTCATTTGGTAAACACCGCCACGCTGGCACTGGAAACTCCCAGTGTCGTATACAATAGGCGTAAGCTGGCGTATCGCGGACTACTTTAAACTCTCGCATTTGTACGACTATACCTTGCTTGTCGTACTCTACATGCGCCTTATAATATGTATCACTCATATAGCCACCCCACTCAGTGAACAGCGACAATTTATAGTCTGAGACCCTACACGCCGGATGCGAATACGTGTAGGTGCTTTGAGCTGCCACCAGCGGCGTGGTAGCGTCTCGGTGAACTGTTCGATCATACCATCGTGTCGCATGGTTTTGCGTAGGGCGATAGAGCGGTTATATTTGGCAGGTGTGGTCATAGCGGTTGCTCCATTGTGTCCGAGTTAATCAACTAATATGCGGTCAATAACAACGGCACCAACAATGTCAAAACCTGACGTTTTAAGCGGTGCTGAATCAAAATTTAAAGCCACAGATTCTCGCAAAGATTTATCAGCTTCCACTTGTCCGCATATTTCCAGTGGGAATTTAAAGAAATCCTCGTCTTTTTGTGCAACTATAGTTTGATCTAATTGACGCCAAAATATTACTTCTTTCATGATTATTGCTCCGTTATGCCAGCACCGCGCCAGCTGATGCCGTAACTCTAGCCGCACCTCTCACCGCTGTCAACTACTATTTTAAAATATTTATAACCCCTACCGCCAGTGTTATACTAACCGCAGAGGTGCGTCATGCTGCAATCAGATATTTTAAATATTGTCTATAACCGGATACTGGCGGCTAACATCGTGCCGACTGGTCGGTTATTTACCGCTAGTAAAGCGCCTAACGAGACTCAGGTATCACAGCCTAAAATTATACTAACGCTCGCACCGGCTACAGGCCAGATCACCACGCTAGGCAGCGACGAAGTGTGTCGCCGCCGCGAGTATGGTGGTGTGGTATTTGCGGCTGTCCATACGCCACTGCAAGCTGGTCAGGATATTCAATCTATCCGGTACGCTGAACAAATCCAGGCGCTGTTTGAAGGTCGTAGCGCAGACGCGCCACTGTATTATGATAATGTGGCAGTGCGTGGCGATGGCCGCCAGAGTACCGCATCATTTATCACAAACTGTGTTTTAACTTACCGACTGGAAACAGTCAGATAACGGAGGCCAATCATGGCAGTCAATTGTAATGCACCAAATGCCGCTCAGACTAACGCCACGTCGTTATCGACCGCGAAAGTCTGTGAGCCCGTTGGCGGTACAGTATGGAAATACTGGGAACCTAACGATATTTCAAACTTCGACGCATCGTTAACGAAAGAAGCGCGCGACCCGATCAGTCAGAATCGTGGCGGTGGTAAATCTGTCGTAACAGCGCTTGAAGCTGCGCCAGGTTTCACCCACGACTTAACGGTTGATTTTATCGACTACTTCATGGACGACTTTTTATTTACTACATGGACGGGTATTGCGTCACGTAAATTTACGTTGTCAGCAGTGACCGGTACAGGCTATACGGTAACGTCAGGTGCTGTTGTACCTGTCGGCAGCATCGTGTATGCGGCGGGGCTGGGTATCGCAGGTAATAACGGGCGTAAAGTCGTGTCAGGCACGCCAACTGCTACCAGCGTAACGACTAGTGGCTTAACAGCCGAAGTGTCGCCACCAGCAAGCGCTCAGCTGCATGTCGTTGGTATTGAGTATGCGTTGGGCGATATCGCTATTGACGCTGATGGCAACTTAACGACTGCTGCAGCAGACTTTACGACTCAGGGTTATGTGTTAAACCAGTGGATCGATGTTCGCGGTTTTACCACACAGACTGGTTCTACACTGGCTCGCGTTGTGGGTATCGCTGCGGGTAAACTGACACTGGCGAACAGCACACTGGTAGCTGAAGTGGGTACTGGTAAAACTATCAGCATCTACCATGCACAGTTAGCGCGTACCGTGTCTGCCACAGATGCGTTATTCCGTCAGCCACAGATGACAATGGAGCTGCGCCACAACAGCGTAACGCCAGAGTACGAATACGCTCGCCGCGCTCAGGCCAACCAGATTGTGTTGAACTTGCCAGTAGCTGCTAAAGCGACCGCTGACGTAACGTTTAGTGCTGCTGACGTTGAAGCGCCTACGACTACCCGCAAGCTCGGTACGTGGGGCAATACGCTAAATAACGACTCAATGGCAGCAGCTACAGGCGCCCGCCGTGTGAGTGTGGAGAAAGCCGACGAGACAGGTCTGTCATCGTACATTAAAGACGTGACGATCACGATCAACAATAACGGCGGTAGTGAGGCAGTGTGGGGCGACTTAACGGCCACATTTGCTAACTATGGTAACCAGGCGGTCACATCAGCGACTGAAGCTGTGTTTATTGACGGTAGTGTGTTACGCGCTGCACGCAATAACGACACCATACAGTTAACGTTGGGGCTTAGTAACGCTCAAGGCACTGTGGTATTCCACCAGCCTGATAGCACATGGGACGACCCGGCTAAAAACTTTACGGTGAACGAAGCGACTAAAATCGCTGGTACAATTACAGCATTTACCGATCCGCTGTCGTACCGCTTTGCTTGCTCGCTGTTCTGGTATCTGCCAGCAGTGTAAGGGATTGAGCGCCACGGATGGCGCTTTTTACTGTGGTGAGGTTAATTATCAAAGAAGAATACGATCCTCACATCTTCAAGACCCGTTAACCCACCCGCAAGAGAAAGTAGACGTGGAATTGTGTCAGACCAAACATACGACGAAGCTTCAGCATAATTTACACCCCATTCAGCTAAGACGTAAGATTGTAAATGGTTAGATTTAAGATATGTTTCTTTTTCTTCCCATGACATCTTTTTATATTGAGCTACTATATCATCAGCTTCGTCTTGGGTTAGGTGTTTTATACTACCGCCACTCACTGCACCACAATAACGGTCTGGTCCTGACGATCTTTTACCACGTAAAACCCAAGGTAGATAATCTTTTATTAAAGTCCACCCTTGGAGTTTGGTTTCCTGCATCCAGTCATAATTTAAGAGTTGGCCTAATGTGTGGTAGCTGTGAGAGTGACCGTCACTTTCCCAGCGATCAGTAATTTCTTTATATACATCGCTTGCGTCTTCAGGAATTCCACGAGGGGCGCTTATGGGGTTAAACCCTTCACCAGTTCGGATACCCGCAAAGCCACGACCATTTCTAACGTCTGCTAGAATTGCAAAAGCATTGTAACAACGATCATCACAAAACCCACTTTTAACACTAACGTATACGTCGCCATCGCCGTAATCTTCTCGTTCAACATCACCATGTATTTGCCAAACGCCGTCAACTTTCTTTTCAACATAAAAGTGAATATCCGCACCCATAACTATATCGCTCCGTTTAAATCGGCCCAACGCCGAATACCCAAACGATACGCGCCAACCGTAACGCTGTCAACTACTATTTTAAAATATTTATAACCCCCACAGCCAGTGTTATACTACCGACAACACTAACAGGAGCATAACACATGAAATTATCCAATTTTAAATCAGCCCTCAGCAGCTTAGCGCGTACTGACACAACCCCACTGGTTTTAACCCCGTCACTGACTTTACATGTCGGCCGTATCGACACCAGTAATACAGATTACGTGGCAAGGATGTCAGAATTCGTCCGTAATAACCCTAATCATCGTGTATCAACTGACCGCCTGAATTTCTTTAACGAGCTGGTATCAGGTGCAGTCACTGAAGGTCTTGATACGTTCCTTGCAAATCTGGTCGTTACCGGCTGGGATTTAAAAGACGACGAAGGTAAACCGCAGGCGTTCAGCATCGATGAGTGTGTGGAATTGTTTAATTTACCTGAAGGTATCGGCCATCAGGTCATGAGCCGCACGCTTAACCACGCACTGACCGAAACGCATTATGTCGTTGATTGGGAGTCAGTCGTCACAAAAAACTCGTAGACTGGCTGCTGTGGGAAGACTCCGGCATAGGGGACACCGACTGGATTGTAGAGCAAGCTATCGCATCCGGTCGGCCAATACCACAGATAGTCAGTCAGCGGCCAACACTACGGCCAGACGCTGAGTTTTATTTACGGGCGTATCTCGACTTAATGAGCTGCGCGAATGATAGGGGTGTCATACCGTGGACCGCATACGACCAGTACGCGCAGCGGTATGGGGAGCGAACCGACAGATTAAAGCGGATTATAGAGGCGCTGAATAGTGGCACAGTTTCCCATAGACATAAAGATTGACACCACCGATCAGAATAAGCTCGGCCCACTCAATCGACAATTAAACGAAACCGACCGCGCAGCGACGGCGGCATCGACAGCAACCCGCTCGCTCAGTGTGGCTATCGGCGCTGTGGCGTCTGCTGCAAGCGTCGGTCAGCTTATCCGGCTGGCTGATAGCTACACTAAGATACAAAATAGCATAATTAACGTCGTTAGCGGCACTGAGGAATTAACGCAGCGTACTGGCGACTTGCTGCGCATTGCTAACCAGACCCGTAGTAGCTTTGAATCCACGGCTGGTCTATACGGTAAGTTAAAGCGTGCGACGGATGACTTAGGGCTGAGTCAAGACCGCGTATTGCGGATCACCGATTTAATTAACAAAGGCTTTATTGCCAGCGGCGCTACGACCACCGAAGCCAGTAACGCTATTATCCAGCTTGCCCAGGGCCTAGCATCAGGCGCTTTACGCGGCGACGAGTTTAACTCAGTTGCTGAACAAGCCCCTGTCATACTGCGGGCAGTCGCGCAGGAAACTGGCAAGACGATAGGCGAGCTGCGCGAATTCGCCGCCACGGGTGGTATTACCGCTGATATTCTGATCCGCTCGATTGAAGGGTACGCAGATACGGTAGACCGCGAGTTCGCGCGTACCGCTAAAACATTTGACCAGCAAGCCACAGTCGCCCGCAACTTAGCCACAGATTACGTCGGTAATAGCGAGGCTATACAGGCCGCATCACAGGCAGCGGGCGCAACACTCGTAACACTGGCTGAGAATTTAGATACTGTGACAGACGCTGCCGTAGCGCTTGCGGTAGTGTATGGCGCTCGGTTAGTGGGGCAGTTGGCATCAGCCACGGCTGCTTTAGTCGCTCAGGGTGTCGCCGCTACTGCCACAAAAGTACAGTATGACGCACTTGGTGTCGCCGTAGCGCGTACTACCGGATTGCAGACAGCTGCGGCTGTTGCTACCAAGGCGCTAGGGGCTTCATTAGCATTACTCGGCGGACCAGTAGGTGTGGCCATCCTTGCGGGTGCTGCACTGCTTTACTTTGGTAATAGTGCGGAAGCTTCCAGTAAAAAACTGGCAGATGCAAGACTTAAAGAAGAAGTCGACGCACTTATTGTTAAATACAATGAGTTAGGCCGCTTAGGTCAGCGTAATTTAGTTAATGGTTTAGTACAACAGCAAATAGATTTAGCCGGACAAGTTGCTGCTGCTAATGCCGCGTATGACGTTCAAAAGAAAAAAGCTGAAGAAGCTGGACGCGCTGGCGCTGCTTTTGGTTTGCCGGACCGCGAGCCAATACGTCAGTTAGAATTACAGCTTGATATAGTAAATAAAAAGCTTAAAGCTCTGCTAGATACCCGTGCTCCAGACCCGTCCACCTTTAAACCTGTGGCAGAAGCGGCCAGACAAACCGCCGACGAATACACACGGTTAGCCGAAGTCCGCAAAGGTATTGATAAGCTATTCAGTGAGGGCTTATTCGGTGAGACGCCAGAGGGATTTAAAGCCGCTCAGGATCAAATCACATCCTTAACCCGTCAGGCCGAAGCGTTAAAGCTTACAGGTGTTGAACAGGCTGTCTACAATAACACCGCGCAGCTTGCCGCTGGTTCAACGGACGCACAGCGCCAGCGCATTGAAGAACTGACCCGAGCGATATACGCTAACGGTGAGGCCGAGCGGGACCGCGCAGCGCTGGCCGACCGCTACGCTGAGATAGCGCCTATAGGTGACGGTACAGCGCTTGAAACTCCTGCGCAGAAATTACAGCGGGAGTACGACGAGCGCGAGGCTGTTTTAATCGGTGCGCTGAGTGACGAGCTGATCACGTTTGAAGAATACAAAGAGCGCCAGTTAAATCTGGAAACTGAGTACGATAAAAAACGCCTTGAGCAGCGTGCGGCTACGCAATCAGCGGTATTCACTGCCACAGCTCAGGGGTTTGACGCGCTGGCCGGTATTATCGAAGCGGCCAGCGGTAAGCAGAATAAAGCATATCGTGTGGCTTATGTGGCTAGTCGCGCCTTTGCGTTGGCTGACAGCATACTGAAAGTGACTCAGGCCAGCGCGCAAGCATTGGCCGATCCGACAGCTATCACGCTGCCACAGAAATTCGCTAACTATGCGGCGATTGCTACAGCGGGTGCTGGACTACTGAGCGCCTTTAAGCAGCCTGCAGGTTTCGCTAATGGTGGTCCTGTAAGTGGACCCGGTACTGGACGCAGCGATAGTATTTTAGCACGGTTATCTAACGGCGAATTCGTCATGCCGGCTAACCGTACCAGCCAGTATAGTAACGAGCTGGAAGCGATGCGCCGTGGTGCGTTTAATCCGTCTGCGTCGACCACTAGCGCTGCACGGATAACAATTAATAACTATGCGAGCGATTTAGTGACCACCACTGTGACTGAGGGGCCTAACGGCGACTTAATACAGACCATAGACCGCCGTATCGCCGAGCAGACGCCGAGCATCGTATCTCAGCAGCTTGGAGACCCGTACAGCGAATCGACGCGCACTTTAAACAGCGCCTATCGATTGGAGCGCAACTGATGATTTACGGCGGCTCAGTACTTTTACCGCTGCGTAACGGCTACACTCCTGAAATCCCGTACAGTGTGGATATCACGGTATTACCTGGCGGCCCCAGCAGCCAGCGTCGGGTGACTGCCACACCTATCAGTTCAGTAACGGCTCAATACCGCTTAACGAGCTGTTTTATGATAGAGTGGTACAAGGCGTGGTATCGTCGTGAAACCCTTGAGGGTGCCCTACCACTAACAGCACGCCTCGCTGTGGATAACGGATTATTCGCGGACTACACGGTGCAATTCGCAGCACCACCGACCATACAGCACTTCGGGTATCAAGGGCTGCTAACCTGCCGCTATGAAATACTTAACCGCAATACCAGCGCCGACAACTGTGATTATCTGGTATTATATGACGCATTAGGTAACTGTGTGAGCTGTTCACTGGAGACGCTGCGTGACGGATTATAGCGATTTACCACAAATGACATTCTCAGGCGAGCTGTTATCGCCTGAGCGCGGCTATACGGAGCAGTTACCGTGGGGCGCAGTGCGTGTCGCTGGCCGTAACCGTCCAGATACGGTAAGTAACCCGTCTCAGTATAACGTGACGTTTAAGCTGGTTGGCGCTTCTATGGTTGACTGGTTCGGCCGCTGGTGGCTGACTGCCACAGAAGAGGGGTCATTACCATTTGTTTGTGGAATTGGTGCCGCGCAACTGCTGGCACAGCCAACGTACTCAAACAATACGGGGCGCGTCGCCACTGTAAGTATGCAGTTAGAAATTCAAGACGATACCGACTATTGTACCGACCAACAGTATTTATTTGTCGGTGAGTATTTCGGCGATACGTTTCAGCGCTCAAAGCGGTTATTGGAGCAGGCAATAAATGGAAGCTGAGTTAAAAACACTGTTAGTCACTGCCCGACGCGGTGAAGTTGAGTTAGAGGGTATCAGCATATCCCACAGCAGCTGGCCCGCCACACAGCACGTCACACCGTCTATTCACCCAGGGTTTACGGCAACGCTTGAGACCTCAGAGGTCGTTAATTTTATTTACATCCCTTGCCGCATCCGTCGGGCTGCTCAGCAAAATAACCTTGCTCAGCGCTTCGACTTGACGATTCAGGACTTAAACGAAGTTATAGCGCCTCTGCTGGACCTGATACCACTGGATAGCACCGAGCAGCCTCAAATACTGATCCGCTCGTTTATTTACAGCTCAACGGGGGTATCAACTGTTAAAGACGGGCCGTATCGGTTAAAAGCCGCTGACGCTGCCACAACTGAAGAAGGTTTTAAAACCACGGCAGTACCGCGCAATGTGAACAGCACGGGTACGGGTCGACGGATGACTAACGACCGCTTTCCAATGCTGCGGGGATTCAGTAAATGACGCCCGGTACATTGTACGACCGTGATGCGTATAACTGTTCGCACGTTGTGGCAGACTATTACCAACAGCGGTTAAATGTTACAATCCCACGAGGGTCGCCGACAGATTGGGGCTTGGCGTTTATCCGCTGGATGCGTCACAATTTTAACGCCGCCACAGCTCCGGTGCAGGATTGCCTGATATTAGTCCGTCAAGTTAACGGCTCGCTTCACGTCGGCGTGTGGGATGACGGTTTGATGCTGCATGGCCACAGCGATGGTCAGGTTATTCGCTCGCCGCTGTCTTTAATCCGTGGCGACATTACATTCTGGACGTATCATGGCAATAATTAATTACTATCTTGACCCAGCAGGCGCCGCGCAAACTGATATCGCTGATAGTGTCGGTCAGTCTCTGCTAGCGCGCTGGCCAAACGGAGAGGGTGTACCGCAGGGATTACGCATTTATCGCGGCGATGTGGCTGACTGTAACGACATCACTGAAACGGCGCTAACAGACATATCCACACTGACAACACCGTCGGGTGACACTTATAACTGCGTTGTGGTGCCCGGCGAACTGACAACGATATTAGCAATCATAGCCATAGTAATATCCGTGGCAGCAGTTTTACTAACCCCAAGTTTAACCGCACCGTCAAATGCAAACCGTAACCAGCAGTCGCCTAACAATGCGTTTGGCGCGCGAAGCAATCAACCTCGCGTCAATCAGCGTTCAGCAGATATACGGGGTAAACAACCTCGCTGCTACCCTGACTTACTGCAAGTACCTTATCGTCGCTTTATAGACGGTGTTGAGTATGAATACTTATACACTCAAATCGGTGAGGGCTACTACGCGTATGACGACATTAAAGACGGCGATACGTTGTACTCAAGACTTGGTGGAAAACTTGCCATTTACGGGCCGGACACATCACCACTATCGGGCGTACCAGAGTTTACAATTAATGGCGCCCCTGATGAACTGCTTTACGTAGTCACTCAGTCAAATGAAGTTGACGGCATCACACTAACACCCCCGGGTACTCCGGGGAATGGGTCGTTTTTATTTACTGTAGAGTCTGACGGGACTATAAGTACCAGCACCCCTGGTGTTGACTTTACGACACTGATAGAGGTTGGGTCAACCATCACCCTATCAGATTTTTGGGCGTTCCTTTCAGTGGATGACTTTGGAGGGCATGAGCGTTACGGGCTGAACGGCGATTACGAAGTGTTAACGGTATCCACGACTGAGATAACTGTGGATATAACGAGCAGTCCTAACTGGGGTATAGCGCTAGCTGCAGGGCCTCAAGATATGCAGTTTGTCATGTACCGAGCTATAACCCCACCGCCATTGTGGTATTTTGAGTCAGAGCCAGAGACATATGAGGTTTTATTCACTCCGACACTATCTGGTATATCGTCAGTCGCGTCAGTAAACGCAATAAATGTATCAGGTTACGACCGAGTGCTGATTAATGTCGTAGCTGCTAATGGTATGTATAAAGACGATGGTACTGTGCAGACACCGACTAGTGTTGTTTACGCAATAACCCAGTACGAGCTTAATATCAGCGGTTTTAGAACAGGTAACAGCACTGTAATTAATGACACAATATCGTCAAACCCTAATAGAGTTAATGATTACGTTGGGCGGTCATCAGAGATTGAACTGGTCTATCCGCGATGTGAAATAACATTAGAGCGGCTATCGGCTGAAGATACTGAGTTTCCAGGTACTGTAGTGGACGAAATAAAATGGCGCGACTTATACCTGCTTAATGACGTGACTAGTGTGGATGTCAGCTATGCAACAACTATACATGCTGAAATCCGCGCGACGGAAACCGCGCTACGGGTAAAAGATCGTAAGTTAAACTTAACGGCTACTCGCAAAGTTGCATCGTATAACGGTGACGGTACGTTTGCTGCCACAGAGTCAACTGTTACCGATTTATTTGCGCCCGTCATAGCGAGTATATGGCGCGACCCGCTGTTTGGCCGTGGCGAAAACGACGAAGTAAACTGGCAAAATCTATTCGATACTCAAGCGGCTATGATTACTTACTTTGGTGAGTCAAACCCTTGTCGCGTCGGGTACACTTTTGACTCTGATAAAATTACAGCTGAAGATGCCATTAAACTGATCTGTAATGCTGTCAACGTTATTCCGTATCGTATAGGTTCGGTGCTAAATTTCTGGTTTGAAAGACCACAGTCGCAATCAGCTATGTTTTTCGGTCACAGGTTTAAGCACCCAGGATCTGAAAACCGCTCGCGCCTATTCGCCCCCACCGATGATAAAACCGGTGTAGAGCTGACATATTTTGATGAAATCACAGAATCTTTCGAAATTGTACGCCGTGGCGATAGTATAAATCCTTTAAAAATAGAGCTAAGCGGCTGTATCACTGCTCGGGGCGCTCAGATACGGGCAGACCGCGAATGGAATAAGCTGAAATATTCACGCGTTCAAACTCAGTTTGACGCGACTGCTATCGGACGGATGGCCGTGCCGGGGATGCGCGTGGATGTTGTGGACAATACTCGTCGCGCACCATATAACGGGGAGATCCGTGCTGTTGATGGATTGACAGTGACCATAAGTCAGCCGATAGAGCTGTCGGCGCCGACTGATTATAGTATCGTTTTAACGCGGTCTGATGGGTCGTTAGAGGCCATCAGTGTCGCGTCGCAGCCATCAGCTGATAAACTGGTACTGTCGTCGGCTCCAAGCGAGCCAGTACGCGTATCCCGACTATCAGACCGTACAGTCTATAGTCTTGGTACTGATGACATGATGACTAATATGGCAATGCTCATACGCGAGATCACGCCAAAAGACTATAATAAAGTCGGAATTGCTGCAATAAACTACGATGTGCGGTATTATAGCGAGGATAATTAATTTTGAGGTGTGGATATGGCTACTTGCGATAATGTGCCTTTAGCGTCGCAGATTGAAGAATTTGTAGAGGATATGGCATATGTCCAGACGTTTGTAGAAACAGACGCACTGACTGCCACAACACCACAGGGTAAAGTCCGTACCACACTTGCAGGCGTTGAGGCTGCTTCCGATGCAGCTATAGCCGCTGTAGGTTTTGTATTCCTCGACCCGCTAACATTTGAAACAGGCGCAACACTGACAGGTGCAGAGCAGGCGCTTTACTGGTCGCCTGCTGATGGTGGTAACGGATTTTATTATCGTTGGTCTGGAGTGTTTCCTCCTGGTGGCAAGATTGTACCACCAGCATCAACGCCAGTTGGCGATCCGCTGTGGGTAGCCGTTCAAAACAACCTAAGCTATGTGCAGGACGATAGACCACCAACAAATACATTAATTGGCAGCCGCTGGTGGCAGACCAAGGTTGACGGAGCCGTTATTGCTCAAACGATGCTTAAGGTTAAGCTAAACGGCAATGCACACTGGCTGCAAGAGTTTGTAGTTGGTCAAAGCGGTAGCGCATCAAGCTACTTCCTCGACGAATATTGGCCCGATGCTGGTACTGGCGGTGATGACAGTGAGGCATTCTTGGCTGCTTTTGCTCAAAGTAAAGTTATTGAACTAACGCACGGTAAAACTTATTTGCTGGACCCCGCTCTATTTGTTGGTGAGATATTCGATACAATAGGCATGTTTTGCAAAGGTCGGGCAACCATTAAGTGCATCAATCAGTTGCCAGTAACAGACTTATACTTGCTGAATTTGCGCTTGTTATGGGGTGGTGATATTTACGGTATTCACATAGATGGAAATCTGTCTGACGACCCAGTGACGTGGAATTCAAGCAATTACAATACGTGGTCAGGCTCTGGCGGTTTGCGCATTATTGAGTCTGCAAACGTAAACTTAAAGCGCGTTTCTGCAAGCAACGTGTTCGGTCCCGGGCTTGCAGTTTCTTTATGTGAAAACGTGTCACTTGACCTAATATACATTAATCGGTCCAGAGGAAACTTCGGTGATGGTATTTTCATTTCAGAATCAAAACGGATTACTCGTAAAAACTGTTATGTAGAGGATTTTACACGTATTGCATTTACCACAGATAAAACCACTGGTGATGCCTGTGAGAATATAACCTCTGAAAACTGCTGGGCTGATTATGGTCATGATGCTTCTATAAACTATGGCGGTGGCGAGTACAATTCTTTGTTTTGGGACGAATTCTCCACTAAGCTGCATTACCACAACTGTGGCGGCACTCGCCCCGGCAATGGTCTAGCTCGTGGTTTTACTTTGCAAATGGCTGCAGATGCAACCGGGTTAACTCCAGAGATATTCAACTCCATCTATTCCAATACTTACGTAGATGGAGACGGAGAGGCTGGTTACGGCTATATAATTTCAAGCCTTGGCGACACTCGCTTTACGTGCATACTCGATACAGCTATTGCTGTTAACTGCCAGATAAAGTTTGGCCTTCTTGGTAATAAAAACTTATTCAAGCTAAGAGGCTGCGTCGGAGTCGATAGCACTGAGCTGGTGACTGGCGGGGTAGTAAGGCAAACCATCCTGTGGACTGGCGGCGAAATATCAGTTGAAGGATGCAGAGAGTACATTAATTTACCGACTGGTAGATGGTCAGGGCTGGACGATGATGTTGCTATCTGCTCAATAGGAAGCTTCGACTTAGAGCGCCCTACAAGCGTCAGGGTTGTGGATTTTAAATCATACCAATTTGATACTGACGTTCAGATACCGAGCAGATTCCAGCATGATTTCGGCGAGCGTGCTGACTGGTATGTTGAGGACGCATGGCTTGATCAGGACTTGTTTGTTTGCCGAGACGGTAAGCATAGTAACACTCGCATAAGTGCATTTGGTTCAGTCGATGGCACTGGTGATATTGACTACGATAGTTGTAATTTAACGCTATCAAACCTGCCTGCTGGTGGCGTCGAGAAAGCCATACTGATAAATGAAACCGGAACCGTAAAAATCAGAAACTGCACTGGCGAGATTACCGGAACTGACTCTATTTATTTGTTTAATAACGGTTTCAATAACTTAGGCCGCGTACAGATTTACGACAATGTGATCACAAAAGAAATGGATCAAGCAACCGCAGTTGAGGGGGCTATCATTCGACTTAATGAGGCACCATCAGCTTTCAATACGTCTGATTTGCAGCACATTGATTTGAGCCGAAACACGTTTATAAACTCTGGCGCTGCCACATCTAACCCTATAGTTCACAGCTACCAAAGGGCAACTGTAGGCAACTCGGCAACGGTACGGGTTTACGGTGAGAGCAACTATAAGTCAGCAAACATAGCTCAAGATGTAACACCAGGAGTTACCCGCATTCAGCTGATAGTCACATCATTTGACGATTCTGCACCAACCGGAGCTTTAGCAGTAGTACCCATTGGTAGTGGCGGAAACCTGAAATGGGGAGCGTACAATCAAATATCTGGCAGTTACACGGTCACGGCGCCTTTAGCTGCGTCTACCTATACTAATGGATTTTTAGTGATTTACGTGGCGGCCAGTGACGCCCCGCTAACACTGACTGTAAACCGAAGCGGATCGGACTTATTTGAGCTTGGTGCCGGTACAGACACCTCAATAACACTTAACTTCACAGCTGCTGGATCTTACGTGATCAAGTCCAACGGCTCTAACAGATTGGAGATGTAAAATGCCTATTCCAGCTCAGACATTGGGTGGTGGGGTTAAATTGGTGCAAAGAGGCAAGGTAACAGTCACGGCGTCAAGCACGGTTAATGTGACCGTTGCAGCTGTCAATATGAACAAAAGCTTTGTTATTGATAATGTCAGAAACGTGACAAGCTCTCTTGGTGCAACTGTTGAGTTAACTTCATCGACAAACATTGCAATACAAGCGGGGTCAAATGATGTCGTTGTCTCGTGGCAGCTGGTCGAGTTTAATTAAGGGGTTTATATGGCCACATGGTATTTTGAAGACGCAGATCCGGCTAAAGTTGTCCCTGCTGAAGATTCCCCACTGCTGCATATTGGCGACTTCTTGCAGCCTTCTGAAGCGGTCACAAAGCCGCGTTGGGTTTTTATTGGCCCTGGTATCGGATGGAAAGCGTATAGCAACAATAACGCTGAATCTATAGCTCTTACCGCTGCTGAAGCTGCTGCCGAATACGCATCGCAAGCAGGGGTATCCGCTGATGATTCCGCTGAATCTGCTGCAAGCTCTTTAGAGTCCGCTAACAACGCTGCATCCAGCGCAAACTACAAGGGTTTGTGGCAGGGTAAGACTGGCGCAGCTACAGTTCCAGCATCGTATGGCCACAAAAACCTTGTGTGGCTGCTGAACAACAACTTAGCAAACATAGCGCTGTCTGAGCCATCGTTTAGCAATCCTGATTGGCAGGTGCAGTACAATTCACAGCTTGACGTACTGTCTGGCCTGTTAAAGCGCAAATTAACCCTATCAATGGAGCTTGCATTAAACAGGCATCGTTTGTATGAAAAATACGGCTTAGAAACTAAATCACTGCTTACATTAGCTGGCTACACTCGCAACAGTACAGCGACTTATTTTGATGCTCAGGGTATTTTACGTACGGCACTGGCGAATGAACCACGCATCACTTACGACCCTATAACTGGCGCTTGTTTGGGGTATTTTGCGGAGCCTAGTGGGGTTAATTCAATAACACAACGTCGCACGTTTGATAATGCTGTATGGACAAATACCGGCTGCACAGTGACTGCTAATGCCGCCAACGGAATAGATGCCACATTAAATGCCGATAAAATAGTTGAGTCAGCGCTGAACGAGCAACACAGAATAACGCATTCGACGGCTACTTTAGTTGATAACACAACATATACTTGTAGTTATGTTGTTAAGGCGTCTGGTCGCTCTAAAGTTGTTGTTGCAATCAATAGTAAATCAGCAGTGTTATACGGTCGGTTATTCGATTTAGCCACAGGGGTATCATCTGCTACAGTCGACGGAGGATTCTCAGCGCCTACTTCATGGTCTATTGCAAATTTAGGTAATGGCTGGTACAGGGTGTCAATCACCGCGCCTTCAGCTACTGGCGCAGGCACAAACAATGTTCGCCTATACGTGGCAGACAGTGCAGGAAACACTACATACCTTGGTGACGGCACATCCGGCATATTTGTAGACTTTGCCCAGTTAGAAACAGGATCAGTTGCTACAAGCATCATGGACGACCCAGCCGCGCCAGCATCCCAAGTCACCCGCGCAGCAGATGTACTAAGCGTATCAAGCACCAATTTCACAAGCTTCTACAATCCGACTGAGGGGAGTATTTATTGTGAGTTTGTGATGCCACAGGCTGCTAATGTACAGAGGCATATAGTTGCACTTAGTGATGGCACTTTGAATAATAGAATTCAGGTTATTATGGATTCAAACATACAAAAACTATACACAAGGTTTACGCTGGCTGGCGTTGCTTATCCCATTGCTGGGGCTGGTTTTACATCTGATATTTCTGCCGGAACGGTGGTTAGAATGTTAATCACGCTTAAATCTGGGATTCAGTCGTGGTACGTCAACGGTGTTAAATTTCTCGATAGCATCGCACCAAGTCTTCCTGTGGTTAATCGTTTAGGTGTAGGTACTGACGCGACAATTGCAGGGTCACAACCAATCACAACAATCTCCGACCTACGCTACTTCAGCCGCGCATTATCAAACGAAGAAGCTGTGTACGTAACAACTTATGGAGTGCCATCATTATGATTTACGTAATTGGAGAAATCCACAACGAAGACGGAACGCCTATTGCTGGTTATCATGTTAACTCGGACACTGATATTCCAGAGCTGGCGGCATACAAAGTAACACCAACAATGCCCTATCGCGTCATCGGTGGCGTTGAAACTCACTTTTACAGATTCGACAGCGAACAAGCGTGGCTTGATGCTGCACAGGAGGCGGGAATTGAACATACTGATAGCGCTGAGCCGATTGCTTAACTGCTTGCTCGGTGGAGCACCTCGTTACACTCTATCCGCAAGAGTAGGGTTAGCGGCTAGACAAGGCAAATTGCTTTGGGCTAAGAAGCTGATTAATGGTTTGTTCTTTTGGCAGAATGACCATTGTGAATACGCTATCCGACTCGACAATGAGGTGAACAGTAAATGACATATGACGACTTAACACTGATGACTATTTCTTTCATGCTTAAGATGCTGGCGGCCATTACAGCCATCGGTATCTTAGCGGGGTGTGCCGCTATTGGCGCTTGGTTGTGTGGAATTGATATTAAAAAGGCGGTGGATCGTGTTGAAGCTAATCCGATGGCGTTCAGTATTCTGGTTACTGGCCACTTTATCGGCGCCGCACTCGTTATCAGCAGCGCCTGGTAAATACGACGATTTAATCCGCCAGTCAGCTGCCACATGGATGCCCACCGTTGACTGGAGACTGTGGCGGGCGCAGATAGAAACGGAATCCGCTATGCGCCCAAATGCCCGTTCGCCAGTAGGCGCTATGGGCCTCGCGCAGGTGATGCCAGCGACGTTCCGTGATATATCACGGGCGTCAGGTATTAGCGGCGACCCGTTCGATCCTGAAACGAATTTAAACGCTGGTGCTTACTATATGGCTAAACAGCGCGCTATATTTAAAGCGCCACGGCCAGAAGCTGAGCGCCATAATTTAGCGTGTGCGGCTTATAACGCAGGTGTTGGGCATATAATTAAAGCGCAGCGGATAGCAGGTAATCCTGAAGGCTGGGAGCCTGTCGCTGCGGTACTGCCGCAAGTAACTGGGAGGCATTCGATTGAAACCATTAACTACGTACGCCGGATACGTGAAACTTATCGTCGTTATATTCTTACTGGCCTGTAGTGCGTGGGCTGGCCATGAGTGGACGGACCGCAGCTGGGCGCAGCGTTGGGCCGAGCGTGGCGCTGCTGAGGCTACCGCACGCGCCGAAGCCGTGGATATCGCCATAGCCACACATACCGCACGCGTTAACCAACTGGAGACTGTGACTAATGACACTAAAATTGCACTTGCTGAAGCTGATCTTGCCCGTCGTAATGCTGCTGATGCTGCTGACAGCTTGCGCGACACCCTCGACGATTACGTGCGACGTGCCAGTCGTAATACCGGAACCACTACCGCTGAGCGCGCAGCAGCCGCAACCGACATTACCGTGCTTGCCGACGTGCTCAGACGCGCTGACCGCAGAGCGGGAGAGCTGGCAGCAATTGCTGACCAGCGATACATCGCAGGACTAGACTGTCAACGGCGTTACGAGGTGATAAGCGCGTCTAGCGTGAATTCGATACCAGTGGCTCCAGGCATCGACGAGCGGTAAACGTGGCAGAAGATGCCAGCGGTGTTATAGTCACGTAACTGGTTTACATACGGGCTATACGTCCCTGTGTAACCGTACATCGGTAATAGCGCTGCTAAGTCCTCTGGTGTCATGTCAGGCAGCCGACAGATGCGGCCCGTCGGTTTATTTTCTGCGGTGTATTCTATAATAGTTAACATATCTATCGCTCCGGTATCTTTGCGCGCTTGCTGTACGCGACTGGTTGCAATTGTGTGGAAATTAGGGTCCATTTCAGCCCCAAGGAATTGGAAGTGTTCTAACGTGGCTGCCACACCTGTGGAGCCTGAGCCAGTGAATGGATCAAGTACGATACCGTTAGGCGGCGTAACTAAGCGGCACAGGTAGCGCATCAGCGCAATCGGCTTAACAGTCGGGTGGTTATTTTTAGCGCCACTAGTGCGGCCAGCACCTGCACGCGGGCTGTTCATACCGTCACTATCCGGCTCGCGGTCGACCATATCAGCAGCTGTTGTGTCTGGTAATTGATCGCAGCCGTAGTTGCGGTCTGACTTACTGGCTTTAGGGCAGTAAAAGAAACGTGCTGCGTCGTTAAGCAGTCCGGTCACTTCATCACTACCGTCGTGGATAAGGTTAGCTGGCCAGCGTCCGACTACGGGGCGAGCTTCACCACCTTCTCTTGATAAACCACCCTCGTATAGCGCACTTCCACCACCACCCCAGCCCGTAACCTCGTCACCCACCCTACACCCATCGATATTAATAGCGCCTGTGCCGTACTGTAAGACGTTATTAGCGACAGTACCAGCTAACGGTTTACGTGCAACAGTGATCGGCTCCAGTGCGGGTTTTAGCGCAGTTCCCCATCCGTTCCATTGCTGGGCGGCTGGTGTGATAGCGTCCGACGACGTTAAGTTACCGCTGTGGCCAACACCGTAAACAGTGCCGTCATCCCTCCGGTCTGTGACGGCACTTATAACTTCACGTTCAGCGCCCGCCGCCTTATCTATAGCTTTACTGACGTCCAGTGACTTAGGGAATCCCGAGCCATATACCCAAGCGATCATATCGCGGATTTCAAAACCAGCGTCCTCAATGCGTACAGCCATTCGGTGCTGCGTGCGGGTGCCTGCAAACGCCAGCATGTGGCCACCTGGTTTTAACACTCGCAGACATTCCGCCCAGATTTCCACACTTGGTACGTCGTAATCCCATTTCTTACCCATAAACGACAAGCCGTATGGTGGGTCTGTCACAATGCTGTCGACGCTATTATCTGGCAGCATCCGCAGCAGCTCTAAACAATTTCCGTTATAAATACTCATACCATCGGCTCCAACTCATACATAACGCGCTTACCGCATTTAAACGCCAAGTCATGCTCGATATGGGCGCCGACCGACTCTTGCCAACCGGGTAACATCAGCACAGCGTCACAGTTACGGACAAACGCACAGCAGATATCCATGTAAGCCGCTTCGGTCATACCTGCGGGCAGCGCTGCGGGGTTAATAGGCTGCCAGCCTTGGAGTGTGGCGGCTCGGGTAGCGTCGCCGAAGCGGATGTGGTAATCCGCTATACCAGTGATAGGTCCTGCTATGTATAGGACGTTACCTGTGGTCATACCGTCGCTCCCGCCGTATTATCCATCATACCGCGCCATAAGTCCCAGAATAGCCCTGGTTGCCGCTGTGCGATGCGTTTAAGCCTGTCACCGTACTGCTGCATATCCCAGCGCACAGAGACTTCCTGAATGTAGTAACCACGACCCTGAATGAATGCGATTAACTCCGCTCCGTTCATCGGCTCGCGGCATAGCTCGTGCTTAGAACCGGCCAGTGCGTCAAGAAAGCGGATCGGCTGGTAAAACCCTGAGTCGTGGGATTCCCAGTTACTGACGGTTATCGCCGATACGTTCCAGCGGGCGGCCAGTAACTTGCGGTGTTCGCTGTTTAATAATTTACCAACTGCTGGCGGTTGCCACAGTGCATCGGTTGGGGTAAATAAAGACTGTGGCAGCATGCGTACAGCACCTGTATTATCCCAGTAGAAGCCACGGGCTTTCGTTGTGCCGTAGTCCGTCTGCTTTAAGCACGGGTAGGACTTACCTACTGTAAAGTCGCCGTGGGCGGTATCGGCGGTCAGCGTGTGTAACAGATAGCTCATACGTCGCGCTCCCATACCAGCGTCAGGTCAGTAAAGCGGCTGGGGTCGTGTGGTTCCGAATAGTATTCGTTAAAGTTCTGACATCTGCCGTGTGATTCATCGCGCCATGGGTCGCCGTCACCTATATCATAAGTCGTTATCATTTCATCACCGCGAACCCATACCATTTTCGGGCTATCATCATCTGTATCAATACCGCTAAACATCTGTTCTTTCATTTAAAATACTCCGGTTTATTGTCAATTGTTATTATACTAACCGCTTATCAACGGCTTTACAAGCTTTTCCGCTTCAGCGATATACCATTCGTAGTTAATATCAGCAGGGTTGAATGTGGACATGTCGTTGCACTCACGGACTAACCAGCCAGCGCATATGGCAGTACGGCGCTCAGCGGGCGGCAACTCTAACTTACCCACCAGTTCCGTGAAGCCTTTTTCAGCGCTGCTGGCCACGCCACGCTCGCTTTTAACTTCTTTCTTTTTACCGGTCGTAGGGTTGCGTAAAGTCCAGATGTATTTAGGGCCAGTCGGCGGCATCATTTTAAACATCTGCCCGCCGCTTTGACTCACGTAATACCGCGTAATGTTCTGACACGGCTGACCGCCTATCTCAAGACTTGAAGCGCGTGGAACCTTGACCACATTCATAAAGTCAAACCAGTCAGTGTGCGAGGTGATATAAGCGCGAATATCAGCACCAAGCAGTATTGCAGCTTCTGCAGCCATTGCCACGACTAGGCTGTTGTGTGGCTGGTGCCAGTCCATTTCCGACGTATCGCCAGTGTGGGCGCCGATATAGCAATAAGCGCCTTTACGCTTTATTTTATTGTCAGCCGTCACCGCTATGTAACTGTTAACATCGCGGATAGCCATTAGCCGGTATTCCACAGACTCAAGGGTTAACAGTGTGTTCTGCTGCCACCAGTCCGCTATAGAGTCCACTGTAGCTTGATGCTCGCGCGGGTAACGCACCGTCACGCCGTCTGTGTTAATCTGCACGACTTCCAGACCGCTAACCTTGATCATCTGCTCGGCCAGCATACAAAGCAGCAGTTGGCCGTTAATGGTTATCTTCATCGTGTAAAGCGGATCGTAAAACGGGCTGTACTCGTTGTTACTGTCACCATACACACCGTTAAGCGCCAGTTTCAACATGGCGTTAATTGCCGGATATTTCTTTTTCGGGTGAGCCTGGCGCTGCTGGTAGACGTCTAAATACGTATCACAAAACACAGTACCCAAGTGCTCTGGATAAATACGGTTCGCTATCGCCAGATTCGGATAGTAGCTGGCAACGTCGAAATCCATAATAACGTGCGTATCAGTGCTGCGGACTATTTGCGAGTCGACAGATCCATGAATACCACCGACGCCAAAGTCATAACGAAAACCGTTCACTGTGGCAGTCAAGCCAGTAAATACTCCGCGCGTTTCGTAAATAGTCTGACCGATAAGCCACGCACGGATGCGCTCAAACTCTGGGTGTTCAAAGCGAATGTAAGGGAATACCACATCGGCCAGCCTGATAAACGGCCGAGGGGTTTGACGCGGCTCACGGCGACCACTAGCCCGCGTGTAGCACATATCGTCACCAAGGCGCATGATAAAATAATCCTTGCCTATCTTGGTGTCGTTGTGGTTAAGGAAATTGCGCCCGTATTTATCTGTCAGTTCTTCACGGAATTTAATCGCGGGTAGTGTTTCAGCATAGAACTCGGCTGTAGCGTCAATATCGTGATCCATATATGACGCAAGTACATCCATTTGCTCATTGGTTAGCCACGTACCGACTGGGAATGGTAAGTCGCGGATATTCTGCATACGCATGTTGTATTCCAGCATTTTAAGGCTGGTGCGTTTATTGTTGTTATCAAAGTGGTGGATTTTATACAGGTCAATCTGCGGTATAACCCAGTCGGATTCCCACACGTTGTACGTCCAGTCGTCCGATTGGATCACCGCCATAGCATAGGCGTAAATATCCTGCACAGTACACTGAGGATTCATAACCACGTAATGTAAGACGGGATAGTCAAAGCCGATATTATTGTAACCGACAGCGCGCCAGCCTTTGGTGCTTAAATAATTATAGAGTGCGTGGCGGTCGTCTCGCCGTGTGGAAATCTCAAACCGCCAGCGCTGACCGGTTTCCACACAGTTAAACCCGATTAAGTAACAATTAGGAAACGTCTCGCAGTCATAAGCGCGATCAGACATTATAAGGTGCTCCGAGAAAAGGCCCGCGCGGTAAGCAACGGGCCGGTAGGATTAGCCGATAGGGTATGTGGCTATCATAGCATCAGTGTGACCAGCTTGGCGTAAAGCTGCTTCACTGTACGCAACGCCGTTTAACAGTCGCTTCACTTCTGCCACAGGTGCTGGAGCGTAACCGCCGCCTTGAGCGAAGTTAGGAGCCGGCACAGCGCCAGGGGTCGGTGCTGCTGGTGCTGCTGGTGCTGCTGGTGCTGCTGGTGCTGCTGGTGCTGCACTCACCGGAGGCAACGGCGCGCCGCCAGTCGGTAGAGCAGGAGCGGCAGGCATACCGCCTACAGCAGGAGCGGCTTGCACACCGGCTGGCAGCACTGGAGCCGCGCCGAATACCTGAGCCGCTGATGGGCCTGAAACGATTTCTTGACCAACACCACATAACTGACCCATGTCCATATTCATGTAAACGCCAGCCTGGTTGCCCGTGTTTTCATTTGCCTTACAGCTACCGCTGATCCGGTAATAGTAACCGCGCTTCAACTGCATCGGGTCAATGATTTCCTGATTAGCGGTGTTATACACTTTACAGCCGCCGATAGACTCGTAACGGGTGAATTTAATAATCCAGTGACCCGCGTAGCCTTCTTTACCGGCGTGCTTAGGGTCGTCGCCGTTATCAATTTTCCACGCAAATGCTGCGTTCTGAAACTCAGCGCCCTTGTAGAATTCATAAGCGGCTGTACGAATAGCTGTGAAAACGGTACCCAACTCGCCGGTTTCGTCCCACCAGTTCGCAGCGGTTTTAGGGAATGCCAGCGCCACAAAGCGGTTATACTTTGCAGGGTCTAAAGGTTTATTCTGATGGTCAGTTTTATTAACCTCAGTAAATGAGCCAGATACTAAACGGCCTACAGGTGTTACAAATGGTTGAGCTTGCGCCATATTACTTACTCCGGTTTAATTGCAGGGCCGAACACCGCTGCGGGATTGTTTTCAATTGCTGCGGTACGCTTATCGCCTTCGGGGGCAACTTCCAGCGCGCCTATTGGTTTTTCAGTTACCATATCAATAATTTCAGAGGGTAACAGTTTTTCTAATTCGCCCAGTGGTCGTGGTTTTTCCACAAACAGCGAGCCGCGTTCAACGCCGAACATCATAGCGATGCTTTCAAGTTCTTCAAACCGTTTTAAGCTGCGACGCGATACGCCGCGCACTACTTTAAAGCCTGGAACTATCTGACCGTCTTTGATCATGCTGAGCGCTTGCATTTTTAACACGGTTTTCATCGTGTCGCTAGTCTCGTTAAGACCTAACACCAGCGATAGGCGTTCACCGACTTCAGCAGGTGTTAGCGTTTGCGGTGCGTCGAGCACTGTCATTTGTCGCATTAATTCCTCCAGTTTTGCAGGACATAGGCCAGCAGCATCACAGGTTTTACACCACGGACCTACGTTTAAAGGCGCGTCGGGCTGGTTAGACTGCCACACCGCATAGATAAACACTGAACGCCAGTAATTTATCATGGCGGTATCCACATTCCACACCCGTACAGTTTCGCCGTATAAGTCGCGTGGCTGTACGACGACCAGTGTGGCAGAGTCGATATAGCGCAGCGTTTCATGGTCTAACAATGCGCCAATCAGCTGCGGGTTGTTTTCCGCCTCTACGCGTCTGTGGCCGTATTTAAACTCAAACACATAAGCGTGTCGCGCCGTACCACGGATAACACGGTAATCCGACCGACCGGTAAGCCCCCAGCGTTTATGTACCGGTAAGCCCCTGTCACAACGCCAGATGCGACCCGCCGCGTCAGTCACCCAGTCCTCTGGGTTAGCATCAGTTAAACGGTAATCGTCCAGTATCCAGCTGAGGTGGGCTTCACGCTCAGCCTGTAAATAGTCCGGCTCCATACCTGTGACAGTGCGGATCGTATCTATATACAGTGTGGCGGCTGACATCATTTCATCGTCAACGATCACACCATACGGGCCTGACTCGCCTACAAACACAGGGTCTTGCCTTAATAACTTACCGATAAGCCAGTCGGCTGTACGCCCTTCACGCTTTTTACGCTCGCGGTCAGCGTCGGGTTCGAGCTTTACGCGCGGTGTGAGTGAAAGGCTGCCGGGGCAGCCAATCGCCCTTTCCGCGTTGTGAAGGCGGAAAAGTTCCATACTACACCAGACCCGCTGCGATTGCTTCAGCGTTGGTAGGGTCGGCGATCATCCGCTGCATACGGTTGTAGCACTCGTCGACTTTATCCGCTGGGACTTGGTGGACACCCGCCACGCCGTAGCCTTGGATCAGTTGCATCAGGATAGGCGCAGCTTTACCAACACCCAGCGCGTTGTTCAGTGCTGACAGGACTTTGGTTAATACGCCCTGTAACTCTGCGTGCGTTTTTCCGGTTTCCGCGCTGACTGGAGCTGCTTGAGGCGCTGGAGCTGCTTGAGGCGCTGGAGCTGCTTGAGGCGCTGGAGCTGCTTGAGGCGCTGGAGCTGCTTGAGGCGCGCTCGGGGCCGGCGGTGGTGCGACAGGCGTCTCAACAACAGGGGCAACATGACCCACGACCTGAGGTGCTGGAGCGCTTACGGCGCCTTTAAGCTGTGCGTAAATTTCGTTGTAGTAATCGTCAGTAATGTTTTTACGACGTTTCCAGGTGCCATCAGCTTTGAAAGGTACTTTTGCTTTGGCGTGGATACGCTCGTCAAACGCGATACCCTCTTTATCCACAGTACCGTCTGCCACAACCGCTGAGTCTGCGTCGTCGTCAGCGTCTGTTACTGAGGCGGCTACCAGTGGCGCTGGTGCTGGCGTTACAACTGGAGCGCTTACTGTGGCAGTCTGAGCGCCGTTAAAATATCCTGCAAGTCCTAAAAACTGCTGTACGGTTTCAGCTGCATCAGTACCAGTTACTTTAATTTCTATCGTCATGGTTGTCTCCGTTGGGTTAAATGACCAGACAAATGCTAAAATAGTAATTGACAAAACGCAAGATAAATTTTAAAGTTTTTCACAACGGAGGATATTTGATGTTTATGATACTATTACCAATTGCTTATTTTATGTGGGCGACTCGCCGCGGACGCGGCGCCTTTACTAATGTTTTACGCGGGTTATCAGTGCTGGTAGCCCTTATTTATCTCTGGAGCTTATGATGGATACCGTCACTATAATCAACCAACAGCGCGACCACATAGCAAACCTACAATCAGCGCTCGACGCTGTAACCGCGCATCAGCCGCCTATCGCTGCCTGGTTATTCGGTTACGCTGCTGCCATCATTACGGGCTTCGTGGCAGGTGTGTGGTATGCCCAGTAAGTTTCCGCTGCGTTACTACCAGCAAGATATGGTCGACCGCATTAATCAGTCGTGGGATTACGGCGCGGATGATGTCATGCCTGTATTACCCACGGGCAGCGGTAAGACGCGCATCATGGCAGAATTCGGTCATAAGTCCGGCGTTAAAATATTTCAGGCCCACCGCCGCGAACTGGTGGCGCAGATAGCGCTGGCCATTGCTAAAGAGCAGTTACCGTTCAGATTCCTTACGAAAGATAAGGGGCTTGTTAACTTCGTCACTAAGCAGCAAATGGAGAAGCTGGGTTACACCACGTACAGCCCTACGGCGCCCAATATCGTTACGAGCGCTCAGACCCTTGACCGCTGGAACACCGAGCCGTGGTTTAACGACGTAAAGTATTTCTTCAGCGATGAGGGGCACCACGGGCTGCGCGAATCCATATGGGGCCGCAACCGTGCTAAGTTTGCTCACGCTAAAGCACTGTGGCCAACTGCCACACCTATCAGAGCTGACGGCGCTGGCCTTGGTCGTGACTATGACGGCTTTATCGACGATATACTGATCGGCCCCAGTATGCGGACGCTTATTGATGAGCGGCATTTAGCTGATTACGATATTGTCATGGACGAGACAGACATTGACCTATCTCGGGTAGCGATATCCGCCACAACAGGCGATTACGTAGAGGGGCAGCTGGCCAAGGCGTTAAAGGAATCCCGCATTTGTGGCGATACCGTCGAGTCATACCAGCGTTACGCATCTGGTAAGCTGACCGTAGTGTTTACCGCCGATGTGGATTTAGCCGAAGATCAAGCCGCTAAGTTCCGCGATGCTGGTATTCCTGCAGAAGCGATAAGCTCCCGTAACAGTGATAAAGAGCGCTCAGATATTCTACGCCGCTTTGAGCGACGGGAAACGCTGGTGCTGGTTAATAACGACCTGTTCGGCGAGGGCTTTGACTGTCCTGAAATTGAATGCGTTATCTTTGACCGCCACACTGAGTCCTACGGGTTGTTCGTTCAGCAATGGGGCCGTGCGCTGCGGTATGTTGCTGGTAAACGCGCGCTGATAATCGACAAGGTAGGTAACACCCGTAAATTCCTTGCGCGCGGCTACCCATTACCGGATAACCACCATACATGGTCATTAGAGCGGCGCGACCGTAAAGGTGGTGGTAGTGCTGCGGTTGCTGATGGTAACACGATGTGTACTAACGTACCGACTTGCGGCTTTCCGTACCCTGCGGGGCTTGCGGCTTGCCCGTACTGTGGTTGCGCGCCGATAAAGCAGGAGCGCAGCGGGCCGGAACGGGTTGACGGCGACTTGCGGCTACTGTCACCTGCTGAACTGGAGGAATTGCGGCGCGCTCTGGTAGCCGTATCGCAAGACCCTGCTCAGGTTAGGGATAGGATGCTGGCGGCTGGTGCATCGGATATAGTGGCTCACAGCGCCGCTAAGCAGATTCGGGTGCGTGCGGAGGCCCGCCAGCGCCTGGAGAAGTCGATAAACGTCTGGGCGGGTATCCACAGAGACTTAGGTGTTGCTGAGTCGGATGCTTACACGTTATTTTATAAAGCGTATGGGGTTGATACTCTTAGCGCATTAACAGGTTCTGCCAGCGATATGCGGCAGTTAGCAGATAAACTATACGGGGTAACTGGGGTATGATAGATAGCAGGCAGCAGTTTGAGCAGTGGTATAAAGAAAAGTACACTAAAAACGTACAGCGTATTGGTGACGAATACGTCCACGGAGCGACTGAACGTTTATGGCAGGCGTGGCAGGCTTCACGCACCCATTGTACTGTGGATTTACCTATCGCTTTTGACGCCTCAAGGGACGACGCTCCATATTATCTTTTTGCATACAAGCAATCAGATATTGAACAAGCCTTAGACAATGCTGGGGTATCGTACCAATGACCGACATACAACAATGGCTACACGCCTACGTACACCCGTCACTGCACGCCGAAGCGCTGGCCGACCTCGCAGCGCTGTACGCTAACGAGCCACCACCAGACTCTGATCACACCAGTGAGACAGGCGTACAGAATGCAACAGTGCGACTGTCCGGCCAGTACCGACAGCGCTTGTGGCGGAATAACAGCGGCGCTACTGTGGACGACCAAGGGCGGCAGATCCGTTACGGGTTGGGTAACACCTCTAAGCGGATTAACGCTGTGTTTAAATCCAGTGACTATATCGGGATTACCACAATCACTGTCACACCGGATATGGTAGGTCAGCGGCTTGGCGTGTTTACAGCGCTGGAGTTTAAAAAGCCCGCGTGGAAACTAACACCAGGCGATAAACGCGGGCAGGCACAGGCAGCATTCGGGCAGGTAGTGATAGGAGCGGGCGGGATATTTAGTTTTATATCCGACCCTGCTCAGTACGTGGAATTATTGCGGCGGTATTCAGCGCTCGAATGACGTATCATCAAGTAAGCGGCGGAAAGTCTTTTTGAATTCCGCCATTTTTGTTTCACGGTCTATAGCGGTTTCCAGCTCTTCGAGAAGGTTTTGAGCAAAGTAAATCTGTTCCCGCAGGTGTTCAGTTTCCTTTTCCACAGCGTCATCAATGACCGATTGTTGGTCTTGCTGCCAGCGCTCTATTATGGGTAACAGCGCTTCAGGTACCGCTCCCATGCGGATCAATTCATCCAGTGTTAGGTTAGATGGCAACATGTGACGACTCCGAGTTATAAAACGATTTTACAAATTCCCTAACACTATCAGCAGAATTAAATACTGTATGTTTAGCCGCGAGAGGGCTACTATTAGTGTATAGTAAAGTGTGGTCTTGAAGTTGATACCCTTCTTTGACTAACCATGATGCCCGCTGTCCTTTGGGGACAAACATAGTGTGTAGCTCAGCTCTGTGCATGAATACACCAAAACCGCCATACAAGGGGTTAATTTCCTTTAAGCGAAGATTGGATTTACCTAACCACTCAGATCCTTGACCATCAGTAAACTTATACTTACTACACTCAAAACCTTCTAAGGATTCCCCAAATGTAGCGTTTATAGCCACGCCTGTAATACCTTTAATGAGTAAATCATACCTGTGGTCATGCACTCCTACTTGTAACGCCATGTTGTGAAAGCTCAAATTACCATAAAGGTGGTGGTTGCGGTCAGCTAAAAAGCACCGAGTGAGACGACCCGAATCGTTCTTTAATACAATACTGTGGACTCCGATTACATGACAATTAAAGCGACTCATCAATAGGTCATCATCTGTCGCCTGATCAAGCATCTGTAATACTTTATTCATCACCGTTTGCCCCAACTAACCGACCATCACCGCGCCAGCCATACCGACAGACTACACGCCCCAATACTACCTGTCAACTATTATTTTAATTATAGCCACAACCCGCCGCGCCCAGTTATACTAATTACCGGAGGTAACACTATGGAATTAAAAACACTGGTAGACACTTACGGCGCTGACCGTGTGGCGGACGTGTTGGGCGTGACTACAGCGTACATTAAACGCTGTCTGGCCCCCAATGCGACAAGCCGCGTTCGCACCGTTAAGCTGGTCAACGCAGCTAAAAAACTAAAATAGCGGTTGACAACAGCGCACAGTCGGTTATGCTGACTGTGCGTTTAATTTTCTCGGAGCATAAATATATGAGATTCGCCGATGTTAAAGTAGGTGATGTGGTATTCGTCCCGCACGAGTCCGGTTTAAATCACGGTTGGGGTAAAACTGCATACAGAGAAGTATTCTGGGTAGCTGCTACAGTTGATAAAGTTACTAATACGCAGTTTACCGCTGGTGGTTTACGTTTTAAAAAGTCTGGTGCCGGCGTCGGGCATTCTGCTTACGCTTATAAATCTGGCGAACAATATAGCGGCGGCGTAACAGTACCGTCACAATGTCAAAGTGAAGATAAAAAGCGCCACCAAAGGAGCTTACGACTATTAGCCGAGGTTCGTGGTATCCAGCTTGATATCCACGCCGCGCCAAGCCTTGAAGTAGCTTTACGCGCCGCTGTATTAATCCGTGAAGCCCACACTCTGCTGCCTGACGCGGGTGACGACGTATGACCACATACCACCACATGATCGACCTTGAAACCATCGACACTGCTACCACTGCGGGTATCCTATCGGTCGGTATCGTTGCGTTTAATCCAGACACAGGTGACATCGGGCCGACACTGTACCGCCGCCTTGGGTACGATCAGGCGCGGTTATTCGGTACGGAGTCTGCTGATACCCTACAGTGGTGGCAGCGCCAGTCAGCGAGCGTACGCGCTGAAGCATTCGCCGCAGAGCATGACGCTATTATCTCCGCCCACGAGATAGCCGATTTCATCCGTCACACAGCAGGCGTATGGGGAAACGGTGCTACGTTTGATATCAGCATCATTGAGTACTGGCTGGCCGCTACTGGCGCGGGTGTACCTTACAAGCCGTGGGTCGTGCGTGACTGTCGCACCGTTGAGGATATGGCTAAACGTATCGGTATTGCCCGTAAGCAGTTTATCCGCCGTGGTGATCACCATAACGCGCTGGACGATGCTATCTATCAAGCTGAGTACATTAGCGGGATGTGGCGGGGATTGACACAGGTGAGGGCGGCGGTATGAGAACGATGCCTAACTATCTTGAATTGTCTAAAGGCTGTTGCAAAGGTTGCCCGTTTAACGATGGTCTGACTGACGAAGCTTCTATCATTCAGAATTATGGTTGCCTACCTGATAAGTTTGATATAGTGGAAAACCACGAAAAACTAAATCAAGTGTGGGCTTGTCACGCTAAGCCACATAAAGTTTGTCGTGGTTTAATAAACCATTGCAATGCCGAGAAATTACCAGTACCCGACCACCCAACAGCTGGGGAGACTTTCGGGGAATGGGGAGCGCCCACTGAATGAACCTCGATAATTTACAACAAGCCGCCGCTGGCGGCCTTTCTATCCTTACGCTTTATCCGCAGTGGATGTGCTGGAAAGCTATACCGCCGGACGCCGATAACGCCCGCTGGAAAAAAGAGCTGGTAAACCCTCATACTGGGTATCGCGCCAGCCCCACTGATCCTGCTACATGGTCAGACTACGCTACCGCGCTTGCTTACGCCACGGCTAACGATATCGGTGTCGGCTTTGCGTTTACCGCAGACGATCCATTCTTTTTCGTTGACGTGGACGACTGTTACAACCATGACACCGGCTGGTCGCCTATAGCTATAGAACTCTGTCAGCGGTTGCATGGCGCTTTTATGGAAGCGTCTGTATCTGGTACGGGTTTACACATTATCGGCGTCGGTAAGCGTCCTGACGGCTATATGGTGAAAGCGCCTATAGGCTTCGACGTGTACGAATGGGGGCGTTGGGTCGCTCTTACCGGTAACAGCGCCCAGGGTGATGCCAGCTTTGACCACAGTGTCGAGATTAACCGCATTGTGACGTCCTATATGCGACCTAAAGACACCAGTACCGCCAGTGAGTGGTCTGCGGGCCCCGTTGCGGAGTGGTCAGGGTATGCCGATGACGCCGAGCTGATCGCCGCTGCCCGCCGATCCAAGTCTGTGGCGGGCACGTTCGCTGGTAAAGCAACGTTCGACGACCTGTGGTCTGCTAACACCGACGCACTGACGGCCAGTTATCCACATGACGCTAAGCCCGATACCTACGATGCCAGCGCCTGTGATGCTGCTTTATGCCAGCATTTAGCGTTCTGGACGGGTAAAGACTGTGAGCGCATCGACCGGTTATTCAGGCAGTCTGCGCTGATGCGTGACAAGTGGAACGACCGCCAGCAGTACCGTGAAGATACAATTAACGGAGCGGTCAGCCGTTGCCGTTCAGTACACCAGCGGCCTCAGACGCCCGCCGAGCTGACTCATGCTGCTGTTAGCGCCCCAGTGCCGTCAGCCGCTGTCCGCCCACGTTACGCTTCCATAGTGAGCGGTCAGGGTGTGTATGGCGATGGTAAGGACACGCAGAACGCTGCTACGTTTATGCAGTGCTGGTATCCTGATAACACGCTGGTATTCGTCAAAGAGCAGGCGTACCGCTTTAACGGGCAGGTATGGGAGCTGGTTGATGAAGAAACGCTCAAGCACGAGCTGACTGTGGCTATGTGGGCCAGCGAGCCGAAAGACGCGACTATTAACTCGGCGTTCCGCATGCTGCAAAAGCGTTGCACCGCACCGCACTTAAAGCCAGGTCATTGGGAAGGCCGCAACGTGAAGCATTTAACGGCGTGCCAAAACGGTATACTTGATGTCCACACAGGACAGCTTGAGCCGCATACGCCGCTATTCTTCACTACCAGTATATTGCCGTACAGCTACACGCCGTCGGCCACTGCTCCAAACTGGCTGGAATTCCTGACAGCGGTATTCGAGGGTGACGCTCAGCGTGTGGCACTACTGCAGGAGTGGTTGGGCTATCAGCTTGTGACGGACTACAGCCATCATAAAGCGATGTTACTGGTTGGTGCGCCGCGTTCAGGTAAGGGCACTATTGGCCGCATACTGAACGCACTGGTCGGCGACTCGGCGTTTATGGGGATGACGTTAGACGGCTTCGCTCAGGATAAAACAATGGAAGCCGCTTTAAATAAATCCGTACTGTTTATCGGGGACGCCCACAGTGTATCGGGGCCGGACCGTAACCGGATCCTTGACAGACTTATGTCGATTACAGGTAACGACTCGCTAACGGTCGGGCGCTTATATAAGCAGTCATTCACCGGACAGTTACCAGGGCGTATTACTATAGCGGCCAACACCATACCGACATTCTTCGATGAGTCGGGTGCGTTCGGCAACCGGTTATTACTGTTACCGTTCAACCGCTCATGGCTTGGATCAGAGGACCCAACGTTGTTACAGCGGCTTATGGATGAGTTACCAGGTATATGTAACTGGGCAATTGAAGGGTTACAGCGTCTACGGGCAACGGGCCGATTCACTGAGCCAGCGATATGCCGTGAAGAACGCGACGATATGATGGAGCAGCAAGCACCGTTATTGGCATTTATCCGTGCTGAGTGTGAACTGGGCGCTGGTTTAAAAGTGGGTAGCACTGACCTGTATAACCGTTATAGTCTGTGGTGTACGCAAAACCAGATGAAAGCTGGCAACCATAATAAATTTGCTCGCGAGCTTAAATCCACATTGCGTGGTCGCGGCGTGGTTAAAAAGCCGATTTACGTCGGCGGTAATACAGTGAACGGGTTCGAGGGCGTTGCACTGCGCGCCGTGGACGTAATGAGTAATGTAACGCCGATAGGGGCTGCGAGATGAGAGTAACGGTATACACAGAAAAACCAAAATCCGGTAAAGGTAAATTGGCGTGGGAGAAATTTGAAAAACAAATGGGTCGCCCACCCTATAGCGTTGAATATTCACCTAACTATGACCACGAGTATAAAGGCTGGATTTGTGAATACTTTCCGCCCGATGTATCAATCCCCATTCAGAGTGAGCAGGCTACACATGCTTTTTACTTAAGTAGTGAATTACAGGACACCGTATAACATGACCGACTTTATAGACCAAACACTTGAACGCGAGGATCACATCCTAGAACAGCGTATAGCAGCCGCCAGACGCGTAACGCTACCGCCTGTAACTGGCCGATGCTTTAACTGTGATGAGCCGATAGCGGCGGGGCGGTTCTGCCCGGGCGGTGAGTGCCAAGAGGACTGGGAGAAGCGGGAGCGTGTCCGGTGAACCACAGGCAATTATGTGATGTGGCAGTTAGGTGGCTAAAGCGTGCAAACGCTCACGGCTGCCAGATAGCACTATCAGAAATTAAGTCCGGTTGGAGCGGTGAAGTGCCTGACGCTATTGGGTTCCGCTCAATGGGCGATAGTCACGACGGATCGGTTGTTGTGGAAGTCAAAACGTCCCGTAGCGATTTTCTGGCCGACTTTAAAAAGCCCCACCGCTCTGGTGACACGGTAGGTATAGGAATGTACCGTTACTATATGTGCCCTGAAGGTGTTATACGGCCTGACGAGCTGCCAGAGCGGTGGGGTTTACTCTACGTTAATAACCGTGGGCACGTTAAGCATCTCGCTGGTGCTGTTACGTGTGAGCGCGTATACAATTGTTTTGTTGCCTTAGAGAACTGGCAGCATCCTGTAGATCACAGCCGCGAACAGTTTATTATAGTGCGACTTTTAAGCCGTCTTGGTGACGTGGAGAATATCCACAACCAGCTTAAAGAGTTATGGCGTGAAAACCATGACTTACGGCAACGGCTGGATCAGGCTACTAAGCGTCGATTACAAACAGCCGACGCCCGCGTGTCGCGGCTTAACGTACATATCTCTGACCTTGAAAATACACTACGTCTATTCGGTGTTGAGCTGTGAGAGTGTTAATCACTGGCGGGCGTGACTATAGTGATCGTGGGGCGGTTTACGCTGCCCTTGACGCACTGCACGCCTGCTATCCTATCACCTGCATAATACATGGCGATGCCCGAGGTGCTGACAGGCTTTGTCGCGATTGGCGGAATTCCACATGAACCGCATCCGGCAGACTGGGAAAGCTATCCGCGCGCCGCTGGTGCCATACGTAATAGTCAGATGCTACTGACTAACCCTCAATACTGTGTTGCGTTCCCTGGCGGACGCGGTACGGCCGATATGATGCGTAAAGCTGCCTTACACGGATTAACGGTTTACGTACCTTATAAATAATAGTTGACAGCGATACATTACCCGCATATATTACTCCTACGGGCGGCATGGGGCCGCCTTATACGGAGCACGAATACAATGACTGAAAAACATACTGGGCTTTAAGCGTTGAAGATTCAGCGCAATACGCCCATGCTAAAGACGCTCAGATTAACGCACAAAAAGCGGCTAAAGAACACGTTCAACAATTTATAAAATGTGACGGTGTTTTTATATCAACTACCGGTACTGTCTACCTTGGTTACAAAACTAAACCTGACTTACCCGATCTGAAAAAGAAGCCTGACGGCGACCATGAAGGCTTTGCGTTATACACAGCCCGAGCTAAAACGCTAACGGCTGACATATTAAGTCAGGCCAGAAAATTAGCTTCTGAGGCGGTCAATTTTAGCGACTTCTGTCGTACATTGTGGCCGTTAGCAGTACGTGAGGTTATGGGTTCAGGTAACAGTCCGCACTCGTTTACATTAACGCGCACGTCGTTTGGTTGGCTTTCAGATCGCGTAGTGATGATGTTACCTTTTAGCGATGAAGAAGCTATAGATACGTCTATAGTCCCGCTAGGATTTGTGGAGTTAACTGTATCTCAATACGCTGAGTTAAGCCGTTAACCGACGCCACACAAACAAATTGCCCGCCGCGTGCGGGCTTTTTTTTACGCCTACAGGTTACTAAATTGTTAATCTCATCTTTTCTGTTAACACCAAAGTAACACGCGGTATATCAGCCGCCTGCAAATGTTAATCTCAACTTGTAGCAGCAACATAAGTTAACAGATTGTTAATCTCAAATCCTAGCATTAACAATTCATCTACAACACCGTTACCCACATCAGGTAAAATTGTTAATCCCAGACGTAGCATTAACATTGTTAACAATTATTTAACCATGAAATCTAAATGTTTGTTCTATTAGTGGGTACAGAAAATAGTTTGGATATTGCACTTTAAAGTAAACCTTGCACTTTAAAGTGAAAGACAGAAGTGCTTGATTCCACACGTAAAATCCCTACTTCTTTTACTTCTTATATATTTTTCTTATAACTTTTATAAATAAAGAAATAGTATATAAAGTATACAATAAAGAGATATTAGAAAAGATATATAGAAAATGTATATGAAGTGCAAGGACTTCTTTTAGGTACAACTTCCATTCTGTTAACAAACTCATAACAACCCGTTGTTGTGGCAATCCGCGCCGAGTTGCGTTACACTGACCCTACCAAAACTTACAGGAGCTTAACCGATGACCGACCTGACCGTAGAGCAGCGTCAGGACCTACCAGAACTGACAGAACGCCAGAAGCGTGCAGCAGCTGAACTGAACCCGTATCAACTGGAATTCGCTAGGCGGTGGTTAGAGCGTCACGTTTCTGGCGATTCTGAGGCCGCGTGCTACCTTGCAGCGTATCCAAACGCTTCGGACTACAAGGGGGCCAGCGTAAACGCCGGACGCATCCTGAAGCTTCCCAAGGTGCAAGAATTCATCGAGGCAATGCAGGAAACTGGAACACTCAAATCAACCGTTGCGACGCTGGAAGAAATCCAGGAGCAGCTGACCGAGACTATCCGGGCTGACATCACGGAGATCGTCGAGTGGGATACCACCGATGCGGGTGAGCCGATACCAGTGATTAAAAATCTGTCCGAGCTTGAACCGCGATTACGCCGCTTGGTCAAGTCGATTACGTGGACCAAGAACGGCCCGAAAATCGAGCTACACGACGCCAGCAAAGCGCAGGACATGCTGATCCGGATGCAGGGGGGCTACAAGGACCGCCTAGAGCTTGGGGGTTCGGTCGTAAGCGCTACGGTTGAGCTGGACGCATCCGACCCGCTCAAGGCTGCTGCGGATTACACCGCGATGATCAGGGGGCTTGACGCCGCTGGCGGAAAGCGTTAATCTGAATTGACCCCGACGAGTCTGGACGCTCCGCCAGCCGTCGGTGTGTCGCTTAACCGGAGCAGGAGTGTGGATATGCGTGAAGTTGACTGGGGTTTGAACGTAGGCGGTGGCGGCGGTAACGTCGAACAGGACTGGGGTTTAGACCCGTAGCCGCACAAACAATCGGAACGGGAATCGGTACCTTGACTGACCGTTCGACGCCTTAAGTGGCACCAAGGACTCGTAAACAACGCGGAGCAGCGATGTTATCGGACCTTAACCGCCACACCACGAACAATCGGAGCAAACGATATGGTTGATTCTTACAGACCCTCCAGAATATACGAATTTGGCGGAGATATTACCGACCCAAGTTTAGGTGTGGCAGAAGCCCACAGCCCGTTAATCTGCGCTGAGGCGCATAACCCAGCTTTCCGCTGGGAAGCGGGCTCGATGTATAACTCAGTCGAAGTACCAGATGGTTATATCGCCGAATATGTTTTAGGCGACCCGAATCCGATGTTAATCCAGATTTCAGGACACCGCCACGTGCAACCACACCAAGCCCGAGTAATCACTGAATCCCAGTACATCGCCACACGCCTTACAGCGCTTCAAGCGTTTATCAAGTCTGACAGCTACCAGTCTGTGGACACCGCCGAGCAAGGTCGATTGCTGCGCCAAGAGCTACTCATGGTTGACCTGCTGGCAGTGCTTAACGAGCGGATAGCGGCGTGGTAACCACCCAGCGCCTTGAGCATTCCCAGTATATCCTAAGCCGCATCGAATCATGGCCGCCGCTATCAGCCGCGCAACCAACACACCGAAGCGGCTCGCTGCTGTTACGCGGTAATAACGTGTGGGACGGTGAGCGGTATGTACCAGCACCAGCAGTTACGGTGAGCTGCGCAGTACCGTTAGAGTTTGACAGGGGTGATTGGTCGCGTTGCGCCCCGTAGGGCGCTTCTGGTGGTTAAAAGTCACCATCACCAATGCTAATAACTTCACTATAGCTAAGCGCTATTAAGTCTTGTTGAGGGTCACCGTCTTGGCTATGACTTGCTCCGAGCATCAAACATAAGCCCCCAGATGCGGTATAAAATGTAGCGTCCGGAAAGCTTAATTTAACCTCATCAAGCAAAGCAGCCAAATTCTTAACGGCTTTATTCATACGTCTTTCCATTGTTGGGATTTTTTCACAAAGAAAGTCATTAGCTGATGTGTACTTGCCATTGTTTAGCAGCTCTAAAACATCATCTTCAAAATAAGATTTCATTTTAATTTCCTCAGTTGTTCGCATTATTGCGTTGCTTAACGATATCCGCACCACATTCAACTGTCAACCACTATTTTAAAATATTTCACCACTGCCCCACGCATGGTAAACTCTTACCACTACAGGAGCACACCTTATGAGATGGCTAGACCGTTACGCCGATGACAGCCGCGTATGGACGCATGAAAACCGACCCGATTACGGCAAGGAATACGCACGCCGCGCTAAGCTGCTCGGTATCCTACGCACCGACCCTAAAGCGCGTGTAACGACCCTAGCACATTACCGTAACTCACCGGTTGATTTTATCCTCGACTGGATAACCACGTATGACCCGCGTAACGCATCGCGTGGTATGCCTACTACCATGCCGTTCTGTATGTTCCCACGCCAGATAGATTACGTTCAGTTTCTGCACGAATGCGTACAGGACGAGCAGGGCGGACTGGTCGAGAAGTGTCGGGACATGGGCGCCAGTTATGTGACGCTGGCTTATGCTGTGTGGGCGTGGCTATTCATGCCTGGAACTGCTATCGGCGTCGGTAGCCGTAAGGAAATTCTTGTAGACCGCATTGGCGATCCTGACTCACTGTTGCAGAAAGTCCGCGATATGATCGACATGCTGCCGCGCGACTTGTTCTGGCCGAAGGGTTTTAAGCCGAAAGACCACATGCCGAGCATGAAGATAGTTAACCCAGCTAACGGCGCTATCATATCTGGTGAGGCTGGCGATAATATCGGTCGTGGCGGTCGTAAGATGATTTTTATCACCGATGAGTCGGCTCACTACGAGCGGCCAGAGCTTATCGAAGCTGCACTTGCTGATAACACTAACGTGCGTATAGATATATCCTCTGTTAACGGCCCAGGTAACGTATTCCATCGCCGTAGGATGGCTGGCGAAGTGTGGGAGCCCGGCAAACGCATGACGCCTGGTAAAACCCGCGTATTTATCATGGACTGGCGCGACCACCCTGCGAAAGACCAAGCATGGTACGACGCCCGCCGCCAGCGTGCAGAGGATGAAGGTTTGCTGCATAAATTCGCGCAAGAAGTTGACCGCGATTATAACTCAGCGGTGGAAGGCGTGCTGATACCGTCTGCATGGGTACAGGCTGCAATCAACGCGCATGAACGGCTGGATTACTGGGAGCCGTCGGGCATGTGGGTAGCAGGTCAGGACGTTGCAGACAGCGGCGGGGATGTTAACGCGCTGGTCATTGCTCAGGGCAGCATAGTAAGGTACACCGAGAAAGACGGCCGCGAGGTTGACCAAGCTATACCGCACCTGATGCTGACTGCCACACTATGGGGCGTTAAGGTGTACCAGTACGAGGTGACAGGGGTAGGTACGGCGCCTAAAGTCGCTGCACGCCAGTACACGCAGTTTGAAGCCATCCCGTGGTCACCTTCAGGCGGCGTGGTGAATCCTAACGCGGATGACATCGCCGGTACGCAAGTGGGTGAGCCTGACCGCATGTGTAACAGAGATTACTTTGCGAACGCTAACGCCCAGGCTGCATGGAATTTGCGGTTACGGTTCCAGCGCACGTACAAGGCCGTTGTTATGGGGGAGCGTCAGTCGCCGGATGATATGATAAGCATACCGCCAGAGGACTACGAGCTGATACAAGAGTTATCACAGCCGACCTATACCAGTACACCTAAAATCACGATAAACAAAAAGCCCAACGGCGCTAAGTCGCCTAACAAATTCGATGCACTGAAAATATGCTTTGCGCCCCGGCAGCGGCGGGTGGTTGCTTTAGAGTACGGGGTGGAGACGTCAGGCGCTGTACCAGTAATGGCCGGAGCGCCTGAGTTGGTGTTTTAAGCTGTGGCGGTGACGTGCCGCACCTTACGCTCTGGTGGGGTTTTCAGTACGTAGCGTAGTACCCAGGCGCTGGCCGCAAATAAGTACACGCTAAGCAGTAGGTCGCAACCAGTAGCTACCCTAAAGCCGTTAAGTGAACCAATACATACAGCGGCTATCAGTGCGTCACGGCTTTCAAACATCGATTGTGCTAAAGACGCGCAACACTCGTTAAACGATAGTTCAGATGCTATAGGTCACATGACAAAGACCATAAGCCCTACACCTGCGTACCAGTCGAAAAGGAATTTAAGCACGTCAAGGTAGTTAAACGTGTCGGCTTCGTCGTTTAGTGTGATAGGCCCTATATAGACTTTATAAGCGACAACTATAGAAACTATCGCTACCATACCAGCAGTTATAAGCCACGCCAGCTTTACTGGTCGCGTTTTACGCAACTGTAAATCGCCGTTAGTGATTAAGGCACTTGAAATGTGAACGATACCAGGCGCGACTAAAATCCACATTATTGGCATCTGCCACAGTGCTAAACCATAAGCGACGCAAAGCGCTGACATAGTTAAGTTACGGATAATGAGTAGGTAAATATCAGTTAGCATCGATAGTATCCTCTACGTTATTAACCGCTTCGGCCAGCAGCCATACAACCACTGGACCGGATAGCCACAGTGATAGTCCTACCAGCTCACATGCAGCAGCGACCAAGGCGATCAGCGGCAGGTAGTATGACAGTAGCTGGATGCGGTACTCTGGGGCTGTAGCGGCTGGTGCCTCGTAAGGTTGCCATAAATTCTTAACGTACCCGCCAGTAGCAAAATGATGACACTCAGTATCGTTGTAATGTGCCAGTCGTTGTTTATAGTCATTCATCGCCGTTACTCCTGAAAGACGCCAAAACCAGCCGCCGCTAAATGTTTAAGCAGTATTAAACCGCCGTCAATATTATCACCGCGTTGCTCAGCACTTGCAGCAACCATAGCCGCGCCAAGTCTGCTGGCGATTGTGTTATCTGGCTGGTGCTGATAGCTATACGCGCGCTTAGTACCTGGCGCGTCGTAGTATTTGCCGTAGACGCCTATCTCTCTGCTGTTACTCATCGCCCCGCTCCTAGTTATTAATCAGTTCGCAGAAACTATAAAACAACGGTTGACAAATATCAAGCACTAATCTAGGCTGAACGAAATTAATAAAACGGAGTATAGATATGGTTTACACACTACCATCCGGCCTAGCGTCGTTTGAAACTACCGGTGGCACGTTACCTACTGAGGAGTGGCACATACCTGGTCGCGCCGCTGACCGCAATAAAGCACTGCGTGAAGCGCTGAAAGAATGCCACAGGTTGCAGTCGGAGCTGGAGCGGGTAAGGCACGCTGCGTTAGAGCTTCACGGGGTTATTCAGGAATTTAAATCGCTACCGAGTAAATGTCTTGAGCGTGCAATGTTTGATACCGCTGACCGCTACGAAGCGCGTATTAAAGCGGGCCTACAGTCATGACAGCCACACTCATGCTCGCAACGCCGCTCGGTATGCGGCAACTTAACACCCGTGAAGTCACGACGCACTGCGCCAGGATAATCGGGCTACCGCTGTTTTGTAGCGGGGATGTCGTTGACGGCTACGTGTGGCAGTCTGAGACGCCGCTATCCGATGCTTACCTTGTCCGCCGTAATTTTGACCGTGATGGATTTGAATTAGCACAACTGCAATTCGCCCCATTGACTGATGACGGCGACGCGCTGCTGGTAGCTGCTAAACTCAGTCTGACCATTCAGTTTAAAACCGACAGCGTAAAAGTCGGTAAAATTGAAGTACCCACACGCGGCTCTGCGCCGTATTACATTAAATTAGCAATGCGCGAGGCCATCTGCCTGAGCGCCATGAGGGCTGAAATATGATCCTAACCACACTATTAGTCGTCTGCATCCTCGCTATGTGCTGGATGGCCTACAGCGGCAGTAAAGTCTGTCAACGCACTGAAAAGCTGCTTGACGCTGTTGAATATTACACATTCAGACTGTTAGCGTTTATCGTGGCGGTCTGTCTCGTTATGATTGGGGTGACTTATGGATCGTAAGGATGGGGTGTACGACTATGCGCATGACGCAGAAGTCGTGGAGAATCTTAAAGCGTTCTGTAACGTGTTCACAGCTTTCCCTACTGACAGTAAAGTAGCAAAAGAAGTTATAACTGTGGCTGAAATTGACGCTTACATAGGTGCTTTGAATGCAAAACATGAATCTTTAAACCTATTTCCACGGCTGCAAACTGAGCTAGAGGCGTTACGTATCGACGCCCGCCGCTGGCAAGCCGTCCGTGATGGCAGCTACGAGCTGTTACACAATTTATCAACCGCACCTGCTCAATACCGCGAGCAGATTATCGACGAGGTAATTAAGCTATGAAACTATCAGTAGAGTTAGAAAAGTGGCGCGCTGATCGCCCTGATGAGTGGAAGATGGACGAATTCATCCGTAAAGCCGCTGAACTTGAGTCTAACCGTGACGCAATCATAGAGCGCTTATTGTGCCTTAGTGTAAGTGGTCACAGTATTATTGATTTAGACAGACGTTTAGCGGATCTCGTCAGGGGTGCAAAATGACCACACTGACCAACGCGCTCAGCGATATTAAATCCCGTGATGAGTTTCACGCCGTTACCGAGACTTGGTGCTGGGATTACCATTTCCGCTACGATATGAGCCTGCCGCTGCGTAAAAACATATCAGCAGCTCGGCGCCAGAACCGGTTTATTGTGGCTATAGCACTCAGCGAAGCGGCACGTATCTATGATAAGCTTTGACGACCTGACGCTCGAGCAGCAGCGCATCAGGCGGCTTGAGGATGAAGTACAGCGGCTGCGGGCTGAGGTTAAGTCGCGTAATGCTTTAATCTGGTATTACCGCAATAAGCTCGGTATTAAGGCGCATAACACCAGCAGTAAAACCGAAGTGATTAAACTGATCGAACAGGGCTTAACAAACGCTGAGATTTACCAGCTGGGTTACGTGAAGTCCACAGTTCGTCGCATCAGAGGGGAGTACGAGCGTGCAAATAACTCAAAGTGAGTTACGCTTCTACCAGTCAACGGCAATACCGCACCGCCGCTATGGGATGCTGACGTATACACATCGCAGTATTGACCCTGACAAGCTCATAGCGCTGTGCGATTGTGGTCGTACTGCACTGGTCTGTAAGCGCGCTAAGTCCTGCGGGTGTTTGGTAGCCACAGTAAGCTCGGCGGCTGGTGTCGCTAAGCGGCGTAAATTAACTGACTCTGACGTTGCGCCTATTCGCAGCAGCTCAGAGCGTGGTACAGTGCTGGCGGCCCGTTACGGCGTCAGTGAATCAACGATAAGCAGCGTCCGAGTTGGACGGAGGTATAAAAGCATATGAATATTAATTTTGGCCGTAAAGGCTCAGTAACAATAGATGGTCGCACCTTTAGTGGTAATAACATTTCCATCAGCGGCGACAAGGTGATCATCGACGGCGTTCAACAAGAAGGCTCGTTAGTTGGTGACGTCCACGTAAGTATTAACGGTGATGTGGAAGCCCTTCAAATTACGTCGGGTAGTATTACTGTAACAGGTGCCGCTGGAAGTATTAAAACTACGTCAGGCGACGTTAAGTGTGGCGACGTATCAGGGTCTGTGCAGACTGTTTCAGGTGATGTAGCGTGCGGTAATGTGGCTGGAAACATCAGAACAGTGTCAGGTGACGTAAAATGAATATCATATATAAAGCGCGACTATTCGCCACGGCTGCACATGATGCAGTAGGCCAACAGCGCAAGTATACGGGCGAGCCGTACATTAACCACCCTGCCGAGGTTGTGGACATCATCGAACGTAACGCTATACACTTCACAGACCGTCAGCTCGCCGCCGCTTGGCTGCATGACGTTGTGGAAGATACGGGCGTGAGCTTGGAGCTGATAGCGCAAGAGTTCGGCGGTTATGTCGCTAAGCTTGTAGAGCATTTGACCGATGTCAGCAAGCCAGAGGACGGCAACCGTGCAGCGCGTAAAGCCATTGATTTAGAACACACCGCTAAATGCTGCCCGGCCGCTGCCACAATCAAAGTGGCTGATTTGATCAGTAACTCGCGGTCAATTATGGAACGTGACCCAGAGTTCGCAAAGGTGTACATTCCTGAAAAGCTTAAGACGCTGGAAGTGCTTAAAAATAAAGCCGACCCAGCATTGTATGAAATGGCGTTAGCCGTATGTAACGGAGCAATAAAATGAATATAAACATTAAACTACTCGACGACCGCGCCCAGTTGCCGGTATATGCTACAAGCGGCGCTGGCTGCTTTGATATTTCCTGTATTGAAGGTGCGGACATAGCGCCAGGTGATAGCCACAATTTCAGTACCGGTCTGGCGTTTGAAATACCTGACGGTCACGTTATGCTGGTGTTTAGCCGCTCTGGTCACGGATTTAAGCACGATACGCGGCTGAGTAATGCGGTTGGTGTGATCGACTCGGACTATACGGGAATTTTACGCGTCAAGCTGCGTAACGACGGTAACAGTACTGTGGCTATAGCAGCTGGCGACCGTATCGCTCAGGGCCTTATCATGCCAGTATTTGCTGTCGGTTTTACCCGGGTAAACGAGTTGAAAGAAACTGAACGCGGTGATAAGGGGTTTGGCAGCACGGACCTATAGCCACCACCCGCCGCTCTATGCTACTATTACGGCATTACCTTAGTCGGAGTGCCGATAATGTCAGACCAATACGAACCGCTCGCCGTCGCTGGGTATTCATCCTCCGGCGGCGATGTGATCGACGATTACTTACCGGAGCTGCGCGGTAAACGTGGCCGCTTGCTTATCCGGCAGATGCTCAACGATTCCACTATTGCTGCCTACAGCTTAGCGGTTGGTTCGATTTACTCTGGTATTCCTTGGTTTGTAGACCCTGCCGTTGACGATGAGAGTCCTGCAGCTGCTGACGCGGCTGAATGGCTGCGCGCTGCGTTATTTGACCACATGGGCGACCCAATCAATAAGCAGCCTGACGATACATGGTCAGCATTCGTTCAGACGTTTCCAGAGGTGGACGGCTTCGGCTGGGGCTATTACGATGTACAGACTAAGCAGCTTGCGGACGGCACTGAGGGTGTCGCCAGGTTAATACCTATCACCCCTGAAACACTGTACGATTGGGCTATTGATGACAGGGGATATATTCGTGGACTTACTCAAGAGTCGCCACGCACCTTTCAGCAGAAATTCATACCGACCGACCGCGCACTACATTTAATCAGCTCGCCGTACAAGGGTAGCCCTGAGGGTCGTAGTATATTCCGGTCAGCTTACCGCGAGTGGTACTATAAAAAACTGAATATGGAAATCGAAGCGATACTCCACGACCGTGGCGCGGGCTTTCCGGTGATCAGTGTTCACGCAGACGTTAAGCGTCAGGCTATGGAGGTGGACGGTAACGGGCAGCCGACCGCTCGCGCACGCGCTGCAATCTCTGCGATGAACAGCTACGCGCAGATGGCCCGCAATATCAAGCGTAACGAGCAGTCGGGCGCTGTAGTTTACTTTGACACTGTGAAGGACGTTACAGCAGAGGGGGCAATTACTAACACTTCAATTAAGACCGTAGAATTATCGCTGCTATCCGCTGAGTCCACACCTGCGGATATTGATAAAACGATACGCCGACTTGACGCCAGTCTGGCCCGCGCAGTGCTTGCCGATTTTATGTTCTTTAACACAGATGGCGGTGGTGGTAATAGCGGCGGGTTAGCGCAACGTGTCGAGCTATTCCACAAGTCGCTGACCGGTCTGTTAGAGCGTAAAGTCGAGACAATCAACCGCCAGTTAATACCGATGCTGTGGGCGCTGAATCCTGGCTTTGATCGCTGGCCGATGCCTAAAATCCGTGCAGGCGTTATCGAGCGTGCAGGCGTCGAAACTATCGTTAAGTCGTTAGAAGCGTTAAGCCGCGCAGGGTTCCCAGTCGCTCCGGATATAGGCGTACAAGAGCACCTATACCAAGAGCTGGGATTACCGACTGATGGGATAGCTGAGCGGCCGGTGGTAGACTTGCCGCTGGATTAAGGTTGTGTGGCTATAGCCTCGGATAGTATTTTATAGCCCGACCCAAAGCAGCTTAAAATAACTACAGGTACTCCATCAATGCGATAGTCACCTGAATCAGTGCTAGGGTCCATAGCAGGCCCTATTTTCTGCCACGTTACACCACAAACTACGATAAGCTGAGGATTTATAACGCGCTTTAAGTCCTTACGGATGTGATTGATCATACCCCGCACTCCCAGTAAACGTGCCATACAGTACCGTCATTTAATTGAACGGTCCCGATGTATGTAAACCCGTCTGGAATATCCCATCCAGTACCAAATACTTGAATAACGTGACGGCTACCGGGGTCGGACGGTTCTAACTCACCCCATAGTGTAATCGCACCACGCTGTAACTGAACGGCAAGCGGCTTGAAGTTCACACCGGCAACGCCGATGCGGTTATAACCAATCTCTAACGGGTATTTATGTATTACTCGCATATTATTGCTCCAAGGTTATTTAAGACGTTTTCAGTGTAATTGATAAAACTACAGTTGACAAGTGATTAATTGCGGATAATACTGACAGCGTGATTAATTAACTCGGAGCGATACACCATGAACGAAAGACTGGAAGCAACTATTATATGCTGTGCGCGACTGTCAGAAGGAACTACACCTTCACGTGTGGCAGACGACTTTATTAAGAAAGTAGAGTTAACCACAGGTTTGACTTACAGCGGTATGACGCGTATAGGTGTGTTTGTTAAACTTCACGACGCTTTGAGAAGTCATGGTGACGCGAGTAAAGCGTTAATCGAGGCTGGATTATGAAATACACCATCCAAGGCGTCGGGATTTACCTCAACGGTAAGCTACTGGCCAACGCCGTAACACCAGAAGCCGCCCGCCAGCTCGTACAGCAGTTGAACGGACCTGACGATTACTTAATGCGCGTGTACAACGCACTGGAGACTAATGTATGACTTATTTATATCAGCTCACTGAGCGATGTGACCAACAATTAGACACTGCCACAACAAAGCTTGACGGATGCTTTAAAGTTGATAATTACTTTACGCGCCGCGCTCGATTACGACACTTTAAAAAGAACTTAGGCCGAGTTTATGGTCGCGGCCACCGCACTATGCTGCGATTAGAATCACTATACTGGAAGTCTAAAAAGTTCAGTGTGGCGATTGATGCGTAGCGGCGACCTCGTAACGCACCCAACGGACGGCACGTTTATTATTGAAGCCATCAGCGACCCGACGCCGCTATACCCACTCGGTAAAGCCAAGCGCGCTGACGGCCCCTGGTATCCGTGCCACACGCTGACAGTCGTGGAATGCCGCTGGCCGGGCGGTACGCTCGTAGAGTTGGGGCAGACGACTGACCGTGGCGTGATCACTGAATTAAACAAACAGCGACGTATGGTCGCTTTAAACAGAGGAAAATTAATATGGCCGATAAATTTGCTGACGCTCCGATAGGCGCGACGCATTGGGGCGTGTATAAGGAGGGTGGCGTCGGGATAGTGTACTATCGCTTCGACGGGCATGTGTGGAAATTCTGGTTTGTGGATAAATGGAAGCGGTGCGAGGATAACCGTCCGTCATTCATAACGACGCCACTACCGTCACGTACCGCCACACCGCCGGAACACACTCTATGCTGCGGTACGACGTGTGACAAGCAAGCGGTTAACCGGTACATTAAACAGCTTGAAGCGGTTGCGGCTGCTGCTCGGGCGCTGCCCGTAGCGGTGCAAAGCGAAACATTACAAATAGCACTGAACGAGGTGGGTAAATGATTGACTGGAATAGCGCGCCAGAGGGTGCGGAGTATTGTGTTAACGGCTCGTTTTATAAATTCGCAGCAGACCGCGAGATTCTATTTTTTCAACCGACTTGCGGCTGGGTTAGCTCTGCCTGTCAAAGTCTTACAGTTCTGAAACAGCAGGACGACTACTGCGAGCGACCCAAAGACTGGCCGACTGACGGGCAGCAACTACCAACATCAGTTACAGCCGCCGACCGAGCTGTTAGTATTGCTAAAACTATAGTCCAGCAGCTTTCAGAAATGTCAGTCGCGGAACTAACTTGCATTAGCCGTACGGATGAAGCTAAACGCCTCGTGGCTATACTTGGAGTGCCGCCAGCAGTTAAAGCCAATCATCCCCGCGCCAACAAATACGACCGCACCATTCACGGTAAATACGGTACGGGCTCGTGCACTGTGGACGTGTATCGCGTACTTAACGCATTCGGCCCGCTGTCGCCAGAGATTGATCACAGTATTAAGAAACTGCTCGCGGCCGGGCAACGCGGTGCGAAATCAGAGCGCCAGGATCTGCTCGAAGCAATTCAAAGTATCGAAGCGCGGTTACAGTATCTGGAGGCGACTGATGCGTAAAGCTATGTTAGTCAACCGCCACACCTATGGTTACTTTTACCCAGACAGTTCAGTGTTTGAATGTACGCATGGTGCGTGGGACGGTGTAGTAACTTTTATTGACGACACCACATGCTCAATTAGCACTGTAAGTGGTATCAGTAGCTATCAGTGGATTGACAAGGTGCCTGAAGAATACGGAGGTCACGACGATGTCAATAAACAGTGAAGCACTGACGCTGGTGTTGAGTCGGCGTTTAGCCATTGTCGATGGTCGTAACCAGCAGGAAGCGATGATCCACACCGCAAGGCGGCTGCGGGCAGAGACGCGCAACCGTGATACATATGAGTCACTGGGTATATTTCTGAGCGCAGCACCTGCTGAGCGCCAGAAGGTTGTGGATATGTCGGAGCGTATGTTTTTAAATGCGTAGAGCCGACAAAGATTTCCTTGCCGTTGTAATAGGTATATTGATATTTTTAGCGATTCTGGCGCTATCATCAGTTTTAATCGGCAATACTTAACACTATAATAATCATAACAATGGTCGCATCCAGCTTAACGGCGTAAGAGGTGCGACTTTTTTCATGCTATACTACCGCCACACTGCAGCTAGCCGTGCTATACTACAGGTAGACGGCGGATAAAAGGACTATGCGCTGACTGACCACACGGCTCGGTTAAATTGATCAACTATTTAAGCTAAGACTGTGACGGATGATACTGAGTCGACCCGTAAAATATCTGGTAACCCGAGACGAAAGTGGGTATGGATACTCGTTAAGCGACGTAATTCGGCTGTCTGGATAGGGTAACGCTATAGCCGCCTTCGGGCGGCTTCATGCTATACTACGCCCACCACCACCACCGGAGCCTCGCGCCATGCCAGACCCATACCCACAGCTCGCAGCACAATACGAACCGTTAGTCCGTGACGCCCTACTCAGAGCGTGGGAAACTCTACGCCGCCAGGGTACGCTTGCAGAGCTATCCGAGGCTATCCAGACGGGTGGCGCGTATGCCGTCCTGCAGTACCTGAACAGCATTGAACCGGTATTAGCTGCTGAACTTGTACCGGTACTTGAGGACGCGATACTTGCTGGCGGTCGTGCCGTTGTGGAAATACTACCCGCAGGCTCTGTGCTCGGACCGTTTACGTTCAGCCTTGTCAACCCACAGGCGGCGGCTTACATCCGTGAGTACTCACTCGACCTGATCCGTGAGATATCTCAAGAGACAGTCGAAGCGGTGCGTATCGCTGTGCAAGCGTCTATCGTTGCCGGTCGCAACCCTATCGACACGGCGCGCACGTTCCGCTCGGCCATAGGTCTTACCCGGGTGCGTGAGGAAACTGTACAACGCTTTCAGCAGGCGTTACTGGATGGTGATGCGGCGTATATCGCTTCACTGGCTACAGCCGACCAGCGCATGGTTACAGCTGCCGCAAGCGGTGAGGTACGGCAAGCACAGATAGACCGTATGGTAAACCAGATGCGCCAGCGGTATGTTACGCAGCGTAGCGAGACGATAGCGCGTACAGAAGCGTTACGGGCGCTCAGTATCGGGCAAGACCAAGCGATACGTGACGGGTTGTTGCTAGGCGTTTTGAGCGAAAAATTAGGTAAAGCTTGGGTGCCGCGTCGAGGGGATGGTCGCACCCGTGAGCCACATTTAGAAACGCCCGGGCTTAACGGCACGATACCGTATAACCAGGCGTTTAACACCCCACTAGGGCCGATGATGTTCCCACGCGACCCAAATGGGACAGCGGCTAACGTAATTAACTGCCGCTGTAGGCTTCGTATAGTTATGTTGGATTAGTGAGTGGTGTCAGTGTGGCTACCGTCGCGTTAGGGTTTAACGAAAAGTAAAAGTGCCACTTATCGTCAGACCACATATATAACTGATGATCGTCAAGTTTCCAGAAACAGTTTTCACAGTCGGCAACTGTACCGAAGTGTGTAGCACCGTTGGGTATTTCAGATGGTGGCGTTGCATAAACCTGACCGGCTAACGGAGGTGTAGCGTCTTGCCACAACCCGCATGATTTAACACTACCAGCCGCTTTAAACGACACGCCCAGTACGCCGCACGTATCCACAAACTCAACCCGTGACAGTGTAACACCATGTTCAGTTTTAACGCGGTTGAACGCTTCCGCGAGTATTTCAGTGATTGTTGTCATTATTTCAGCTCCTCTGGTATTTCTACGGTTTTACCTAGTTTAAGAGTTACTACAGCGCGGCAGATTGCTATTAATGCTGTTGGGCCTTCAGACTTCCCACGACACCATTCATCGTCGTAAGCCTTAGCTAACCATTGCGACTGTGGGAATTTCTCAAGAAACACATGGTATTTGTCAATTAACGGGCCACCCTGCGTCCAATTGGTCGACGGGGAGAACCCATCTTCATAGACCTGAATATCATCTTTAAAATATTCAATATCATTTGAATTATAAAGAGCAGCTACTAAACCAATGGACATAGCCACGCACCAATCAAGTGCCGCACCTGTTAACTCACTTACGCTTACTGTAGCCACAATTCCACCTCCACATTTAAAATATCATCCAAATGAGCCGACACCTGTAGCAGCTCATGGCCCCATAACTTGCGTGCCGTGGGTTTATCACCACGTAACACAGCGCCCGTAAACTTAGCCACGCTGCCGATAGTACCTAATCGATACATGGCGCTGACTTTGATCATTTCCTCAATAGCGTCTGGCATGTCTCAGAACTCCAGCATAGTTGAGTGGCGTACAGCCGCCGGTAAGCACCGCCAGCGAATAGCGATACACTCGTATTTGTGGAAATAATCACGGTAAATTTTGCTCATATGTTAATACCTCCTGTTGATTTACGTTTATTCTAGTCAGTTTTATGTTGTTGTCAACTGCTATTTTTAATTGTTAACAATCGTGAACTATTCATTAACATATCATCTATATGCGGTTCCCGATAATCCCGACAGATGTTAATCCCATCTTTTGGCATTAACAAGTTTGACAACTATTTAACAATGTTTGTTCTATTAGTAGGTACAGAAAATAGTTTGGATATTGCACTTTAACACAAACCTTGCACTTTAAAGTGAAAGACGGAAGTGCCTGATTCCACACATAAAATCCACACTTCTTTTACTTCTTATATATTTTTTCTATAACTTTTATAAATAAAGAAATAGTATATAAAGTATACAAATAAAGGATATTAGAAAAGATATATAGAAAATGTATATGAAGTGCAAGGACTTCTTTTAGGTACACGTAACACATCGTTAACAATTGCACTAGCGTACAGCCAGTGGTAAACTAATCGCATCGAAACTTAGGAATTGTGGAAATGATCAAAGTCAGCACTCAGATGCAACTCGTATTCGGTTGGGGTCAGGTCTGCACGAAAAACGGCGAGCTGTATTTCGACACCGATAACCAGGCATTCCCCGAGGACGTCACGCTCAAGGGCTGGACGGACTTCATGCGTGGCGATACCCGAACGCACAAAGCCATGCACGCTGGGGCCGAAGTTGGACAGGTCGTTTACGCCTTCCCGATGCTGTCAGACATCGCAAAATCTTTAGGCTTTGAAAACCTGCCGCAAACTGGTATACTCGTTGGTGTTTACGTGGCAGACCCGACGACATTACAGAAATTTGCGTCAGGCGAGTACACAGGTTTCAGCATTGGCGGTAGCGCCGTATGGGAGGACGTACCAAATGCGGTTTGACGGAAAGACAAATCCACAGGTAGCCACAAGCCTTAAAATCGGCGAGCTGTCTGGCGTTACCGTACCAGCCCACGAAGGTGCGGGAGTCACTATCATGAAATTCGGCGCTGACGTCGATACGCTGATTAAATCCATGTTCGCTGAAGAACTGGCCGACGAGCAGATGGAAGCCGCCGTACGTGCTTGGTTAGACCCACTGTGGACTTACAACTACGCCCTGCGTGAAGCTGCTGAAAAAATCATGCAAGACACTACCGTTACGGATAAACGCGGAGCAATTCGCGAATCGGTGACGGATTACTTACGACACGTTATCGAACTTTTTAACAACCAACCGGAGGCCGCAACAATGGCTGATAACACAGAACTGGAGCTTTACAAAGCCCTGGCGCAGATGACGGATGCCCACAAGGCACACTATCAGTCGTTGCCGGAAGCCGATAAAGCTGATTTCTTAAAACTGGACGGCGCCAGCCGCGACTTGATTGTCAAGTCTGCTACGGTCGCTGATGAAACCCACACGATGCTTGACGGCACTGTGATTGCTAAATCCGCTGTAGGCGCTTCGTTCGCTATCCTGAAGTCGCAAGATGCTCAGTTGCGTAAGATGCGTGAAGAGCAGGAATTAGCGAAAGCAATCACCGCCGTATCTGTGGACTTCGGTAACTTACCGGGCGAACCTATGGCAAAAGCGAAAGCTGTTATGGGCCTGAACGCTCTTGACGCTGCTACCCGTACTTGGGTAACGGATACGCTGAAAGCTGCTGACGGCTTGTACAAAGCCCGTCGCGAGCCTGCTGGTGACCCAGCCGCTGTGGACACTGGTGAAGCGCCTGACGCTAAGCTGGAAAAAATGGCTAAAGCTCATGCCGAAACCCACAAAGTTTCGTTCGCTGCTGCGTACTCAGAGGTCATGAAGACCGAAGAAGGCCGCGCACTGTATCAACAATCGCTGGAGGGCTAATTCATGGCTCATGAAACCGCGTTACAATCCTTTAGCGCTAAAGCTGGTGCAGACCTGTCAGCGCTACAGTATACGTTCGTAACCATTAACAGCTCAGGTGAGTGTGTGGCAGCTTCTGCTAACTCGCTGGCCGTAGGTGTGCTGCAAAATAACCCAGTATTGGGTGACGCTGCTGCCATTGCTGTAAACGGTGAGACAAAAATTAAACTGGGCGCTACTTTAAGCCCTGGCGCAGTTGTCGAAGTAGGCACAGGCGGTAAAGCCGCTGCTGCCACAGGTGCTGGTTCTTATGTCATGGGCGTCCTGACATTAGGCGGTGCTGATACTGAGATCGGCAGCATGGTAATTCGCACAGCTGGCCCACTGGCAGCGTAAGGAGTTCTGAATGAAACCTACCTCATCACAGGTACATGTTAACCGCCCGCTAACGAATATCTCGATTGCGTTTATTCAGCAAGCGGAAATGTTCGCAGCTGGTCGTGTATTCCCAATGGTGCCAGTTGAGTCAAAGAGTGATTTATATTTCATCTTTGATAAAGCTGATATGCACCGTAACGATATGCGCCCACGCGCACCGGGCACTGAGTCTGCTGGCTCTGGCTTCGGTATCAGCACTGACAACTATTTCACCAAGCGTTATGACTTGCACAAAGACATCGCTGATGAAATCCGTGCAAACGCTGATGACCCGTTAGACTTAGACCGCGCGGCCACTGAGTTCCTGGTCGGCCAGTCATTAATTCAGCGTGAAGCTACCTTCGCACTGGCTTACATGGCACAGGGCGTATGGTCGCTGGACTATGAAGGTGTGGCAGCAAGCCCGACGGGCTCACAAGTGCTGAAATGGTCTGACGATGCGTCTGATCCTGTGGCTGATATTAAGAAAGCTACAACTGCTATCCACAAGTTAACGGGTTTCCGCCCTAATACTCTGACGATGGCTCAGGACGTACGCGATGCTTTAGACACTAACCCGTCTATCATTGACCGATTGAAGTACGGCCAGACAGCTCCAGGCGCTGTGATTGTGACTGACGCTGACTTAGCGCGCGTATTTGGTGTAGCCCGGATCATCGTATCAGGCGCCATCATCAACAACGCTAACGAAGGCGCAGCAGCTAACAACGACTTTGTTATCAAAGGCGGCGCACTGTTGACGTACTCAGCACCATCACCATCACTGATGGCTCCGTCAGCTGGTTACACATTTACTTGGCGCGGTCTGTTAGGCAACAACGAAGGTGTCCGCGTGAAGCGTTTCCGTATGGAAGCTTTAGAGTCGGATCGCGTCGAGATTGCTTTAGCATACGACCAGAAAAAAGTATCTGCTGACTTAGGCGCATACTTCCGCACGCTGGTGTAGTTAGCCGGTAGCGTAACAAGACGGCCCGCCCCGTAAGGTAGCGGGCTGTTTTTATTTACGGTTGGTTAGCCACCCACGCGCGAGAAACCCTCAACGCTTCATCTGCAATTTCTTTATCTGTGGAATCATGACCAAAAGACGCAATTTCACGAATTACAGACTTAGCTTCTTTTAACTCGGCCTGCAGTTTTTCAAATTCGCTAACAGGTAAATAATCACCCATACCAACTACGCGGATCAGTTTACTACCGTTACCATCTGTTAATACTTTATACGCCATTATTTTTCACTCCGATTGTTAAACACCCGTTCAGTATTTACCAGATTATTTTAGTTGTCAACTGTTATTTTGTGATATACTATTCAGGTCAATTAACCGGAGAAACACCATGACGTATAAATTTGAAGATTTAGACTTTAACCGTCCGCTGCTGGTAAATACGCCGTTTACGTTTAACGGTCGTGCGTATCAGATCGGCGAATCGTTCCCGTGGCAGCGTATGGCTATCAGCAAGCATATCGTAGCGCGTCTGTGGAATGCCCGCAAAGTCCGCCACACACTCCAGGGCGCTAGCGCAGGCGCTGATCTGACCGTACCTCTGGACCCTGTGGTAACTGACCCTGTGGTAACTGACCCTGTGGTAACTGACCCTGTGGTAACTGACCCTGTGGTAACTGACCCTGTGGTAACTGACCCTGTGGTAACTGACCC